TCTTAGAGTGAAGTTCCCGGATACATATACGACAACTGTCATTTCAATCTCTGATATTAAAGAAATTAATCCATTTATTTTGAAAGATATATTTGGTGATGAGATTGATGTAAATTATTTAGAAAATTATTTCAGAATTATATCAGTCAAAAAAAATATATATTCATGTATTCCACTCTCATTACCTTTGTACGAAGATCAATTTTTTAAATATAATAGAAAGTTCATTAAAAAAGATCTTTTTAAACCAGAGAGTGGAGTATTTAGAACAGCGATATGTGAGTTTGAAACATTTGAATTTGATGATAAATTATTTATACATCCCTCAAAACTTTATAATCATATTCCGAATGATTTAATTCAAGAAGAAGATGGGATTAAATTTATTTCTTTGAGAGAAGCAAACGGGAATTTTTATACGGTAAAAGTTGGAGAATATTATTTCTATTGTATTCATGATGAATATAATAATCAAATTGTAAAAATTTTAGATCTATATTATGACGATGATGGTAATATTAAAGTTCTTTTAGAATGCAATGATGAAACGTTTGAAAGATATCTAGTAGTCATAAACACATCTTTTGATACATCGTATGCAAAATTAAACATTTTCTTATATCCACTTCTCAAAACATATACAGAAGATGTATGGTTTAAGTGTCATTTAAATACTTATGGATATTGCCGAGGTCAAAACATTAAATTAAAATATGAAATTTTATGGCATGGATATAAAGTTGTTATCACAAATAATAATTTTGGGCTTCCATTTGATATTTTAGAAACGGAATATTTTAAACCGGTTAGACCAAGAATTAAAATTGAAGGTGATTGTGTGTATCCTATTAGTGCACCAATTTCTGATTATTTAACACCCGAAAAACGTATGTTATGTGGTCTTACATTTGGAAAATCTCCACGACAAATTTATGATACAATTTTCAAAAAAATGATATGGTTATATCGATCTGTAATACATCCATCCCACGATAGATCTTTCAATATGGCCCGAACAATGAGGTGACAAATGTTTGACGTTATTATATGTCGGAATGAAAATCTTAAACCAGAATCCAAAATCGCATTCGTTGTTGGAAAAAGTGGTGTATATATTAAAAGAGAAACACAATTTTATAAATCATTAACAAAAAGTAAAAAATTTCAAATTCCTGTTTTATCTGATCCTAAAGAATGGATTGAACTTAAGTCAAGTTTTAATTTTCCAATGGAACTTATGAATATTACATATTCATTTTTTCTAGACGTATATAAAAAATATCATTCTGAAGCAATTGTTTTAATTTATATTGATAACGATAATCAATATTATCTTTCCGCCCCGAAACAAATGGTATCAGGAGGTCATCTTTCGTATTCAAATAATATTCTTCACCCACAAGAATTATCTTTATTCGGGACTATTCATTCCCATGGAAACATGAATGCATTTCATTCTTCTGTTGATTCAAATGATGAACAATATTTTGATGGATTACATATCACTTTAGGAAATATTGACAAAACACCGTCTATGAGTATTAGTATTGTGGTAGATGGATTTAGGGCTATTGTAAAAGATCCGAATAAAATTATTTCAAATTTTGGAAGATTTCAATATGCGAAATATCCATCTGAATGGATGACGCAAGTATCCCAGGCACAGCCTATCAGACATCAATATACTAATCATTATCCAAATTGGTTAACAAGCAATTTTCATAATATGAATTGGTAAGAAAGGAGTCTAAATGCGAATCGTGATTGTTGGACTTGGAGGAATTGGAACATTTGTCACAGATTATCTGAGTCGATTTTTAAATTATTCGGAGGGAAATGAAGATGTAACAGTTCATCTTATTGATGGTGACATTTATGAAGAAAAAAATAAAGCTCGCCAGACATTCGAAAACATCGAAGGAGTGGCGAGTAAATCAAACGTAAAGCGAATTGAACTCCAAACTAAATTTCCAAATGTAAAATTTAAATCACATTTTATTTATTTAGATCAGGATAATATTCATGAATTTATTCAAGATAAAGATATTGTATTTATTTGTGTAGATAATCACAAAACAAGATATCTTATTAATGAACATGCTAAAAATCTTAATAATATTATTATTATTAATGGTGGTAATGAATTATATGATGGTAACGTACAACTCTTCATCAAGAAAGGAGGGAAAAATGAAACACCAGACTTAACGCAGTACCATCCGGAAATTGAAAATTTTTCTGACAAACTGCCTCATGAATTAAGTTGTGAAGAACGACAAGTATCAAGTCCTCAACTATTATTTACGAATATGTATATAGCATCGACTATGTTGTGTGTATTTTATCAATGTTTAAATAATTTAGATTTTAAAAATTATTCTGAGTGGTATTTTGATCTTAGAAGTCCATTAATTTTGGACGCCAAACAACGTGTAGCCCGATAGTTTTTCACCAATCATCATTAAGGAGAGATCTATGTACACTCGTGATGAACTGACCGCCAAGACTGTTCCCGAACTCTATGAAATCTGCAAGGCTCTTGGTATTTCCGGTATGAGGAAGGCTCGCAAGGCCGTAATGATCGATGCTATCCTGAATCATACCGCAACAAATGAGACAACTTCTGAAAGCAACAGCCTTGGCGGCGTTCGTGCAACAGTAAATGCGGTACGGAATGAGGACGACAATAGCGTATCCGCTCTTATCCGGGTGTCCTGTGGTGCCAACCGAGATACTTTTCCACTGGTAGGTAAGAGTGTTCGGGATGTGATGGATCTTCTTAATCAGATTCTGAACATCCCTGCCGGTGCAGAAGCTTATGTAAATGGGCAGGTAGAAAGCTATTCTTACGTTCTCAAAGAAGGGGATAATCTCGAATTCATTCGCCCCGCTGGAAGTAAGGGTTAATTCGTAATATACAGGGAGAGAGGATAAATTGCCTCTCTCCCTCTTTTAATTTTTATAGCGGAGGGAACATGAGGATTTCTATTTTAGGGGTGGGGAGTGTCGGTTCCAATATTGCCACAAAAATTAACACTTTTCCAAATCAAATAACTGAACTTAACATTTATGATGGGGATATTGTTAAAGAAAAGAATTTATTTAATACTCCATATACGGAACATGATATTGGACAAAATAAGGCCCTTATTTTAAAACAAAAGTTGACTCAACAATATCCAAATATTAAAGTACAAGCATTTCCATTTTTTGTTTCAGATGAAAAAATTTCGGGAGAATTAATTATTGACACAAGAGATAGTTCACATTATTATCAAAAATCACATAAAATTTATTTTAATGAAAATGATCTTTTTGTCGATGCACGTAAGAAAAAAGAGTTTCTACCCAGGAGGATTATATCAGAAGATTATAGTATAGTCTTAGATAGAAATACATTAAATAAGTTCATAGAAACATATATCAACAATTTCAACCAATTAGATGAAAAATTTGTCGTCATAAAAGACGATTTATCAATCGTGGAATTGAATTATTCCAAAGCACATATTGATTTAATTCTTTCCTCTAAATATAAAAATCAGTTTTCATATATTTTATCATCAATTGAGCTGCAAAAATTTATTAAAAATTTTAAATTTAAATCTACCATATATGTTTTCTATAAAGGAACTATATGTTCATATGATGAAATTGTAAAAAGTGATTTAAAAAATTTAATAAATAAAATTGACAAATTGATTTTTCAATGTTACAATTTTTTTCGAGGGAAGATTATTCTCTTGAAAACACTACCAGGAGGTGACCTCATGATATGTCCTGAAACATATGCATGTTAGGGGGGGAATGTAATGTTGGTACCAATTATTTCAAAAATTGAACCAACATTAGTTTTAATACCAAACTTTACGGAATTTCCTAAATTATATCGAATACATCATAAAAAGAATTATAAATCAAGGGGTTTTATTTTAGATATAAAAAAAGGGAAAATCAAAAACATCTATTTTTATGGTAAACATCCTTTGAAAAAAGGAGATCAAAGCATTTGTTTACCGGAAGAAATTAAATCTATGTATGTTTCTTTTAATAATTTTTTAGACGTAGTAAAATATGTAAGACAAGAACTTTGTTTCTGGAATTTAAATGTATTACTTTCTAGAAAGAAAGTTCAACAATTTTTAGATGAAATCATTCTTATTGAAGAAATTCCTTATCCTATTGTCCCAGAATATTCAAAATATTTAACCGAAGATGAGAGATTTTATTTTATCGACTCATTTGGATTATTCTAACATACGGAGGAACTGCCTTTGTTTCCAATTCTTCTAAATATAGATGAATATGCCAAATCTTTGCCAGAGATTACAACACATAAAATTTTCTTAAAATCCCATTATCATCCAGAAGGCTTATTTTCGGAACAGATTTTTGGACCTAAACATAATTATATGTGCCAATGTGGTGTTTATTATGGACCCGCAAAAGCGGGCTCTAAATGTTCTATTTGTAACGTTGATATTGAACATTCGAATGTCAGACGACAAAGATTTGCTAAGATTTCATTACCATTTCCAATCATCAATCCCATATTTTTCGATCTTTTAAATGAATTAAATTTAAGCAAAAAAATCATTAATCATATTTTATCAGGAAAACATATTGTCTATGAAACAGATAAATCCCTAATTATTGATGAAGTGGAAAGTGTAAAAGAAGATGCAAAAGTTTATACAGGCATAGACGCAATCAAAATTCTTGTTGAAAATGAGCTGAGCAAAACAGAAGATTTGTCTATTGTTGCTCAGAATATAGATAAATTATTCATTCATAATATTCTGGTCATTCCTCCTGATTTAAGGCCAATCATGGAGGGAAAAGTTAGTGTTTTAGATGAATTCAATCGATATTATTCAACTATTTTAATTCGAAAGAATAGTATTATTTCGTCAAATTTCAATATTAATAATAATCCAAAACTTTTTAATTGGTATTACCGACAAATTCAAAAATCAGTGAATGAATTATATAATCATATTTTGGCCAAGCTTTCTAAGAAAGAAGGTTTAGTAAGACATAATATGTTGGGTCGAAGGATCGATTTCTCTGGGAGAGCTGTTATCGTTCCAGATCCAACTCTTAAATTAGATGAGTGTCGTATTTCGTATTTTATTCTATTAGAATTATATAAAATACATTTAGCTAAACATTTAATTTATAAAGGAAAATTTAAATTTATAAATGAAGCTATTCAATTTATAGATGATTGTATACAATATAGAAAACTTGATATATATGAAGATTTATCAGAAATTGTTAACGGAGAATATTGTTTCTTAAATAGACAGCCGTCATTACATAGGCCAAGTCTATCAATTTTTAAAATTCTTCCAACGCCTGAAGAAGTAATTAAAATACATCCTTTAATTTGTCCACCATATAATGCGGATTTTGACGGCGATCAAATGGCAATTTATATTTCATTAGAATCTCAAGATGAACTTAAAGATAAAGTTATTACGAATCTTCTTTCATCACCTGCAAACGGATCGTTAATTACAACTCCGAATCAGGATGTTGTTTTAGGAATTTTTAATTTAACGAAGTCAGAAGAAGGTTTTAAAATTTTTAAACAACAATTTCCAGAAGATTTAGACATTAAATATGAAGGACCTATAGATAAGAAAAAACTCATATCAATTTTAAATGAAGTAAAAGACAATTATGATGTAGAAACGACAAAACAAGTGATTGATAATATTAAAGATTTAGGATTTTTAAGCTCATCGTTTGGAAATACTTTATCTCTTAAAGGATTTTATAATCAAACATTTGAAGAAATTAGAAAATCTATTTTCGAAAAGACAAATGATTCTGAAACTCAATTGAAATTATTTTCTTCAGATGAGACAATTCAAAAAATAAAAGAAAATTTTAAATATAAGGATCTTATTGAGTCAGGAGCTAGAGGAAGTTGGGATCAGGCAAAACAATTAGTTTTAACTAGAGGATTTATTTCTAATTTTAAAGGCGAAATTTTAAATAAACCAATTAAACATTCATTATTACATGGGCTTACGAAAGATGAATTTTTTATTTCGACATATGGATCTCGCAAAGGACTTTTAGATGTTGCTTTGAATACTTCAAACTCTGGATATTTATCTAGAAAACTTATATTTTTAACAATCAATCTTGAATTGGATTTGAACACAAAAGATTGTGGGACAAATGATAAATTACGTGTTGATGTAGATTCAGAAAAGAAAGCCAGACTTTTGATCGGAAAATGGTTTTCCTTTAATAAGGATGATGTAAATATTTCGATTATCGATAAAGAAAATTATAAATCACTTATTGGAAAAACTATCTTTATTAGGTCTCCTATTTTCTGTAAAAATGAAAAGATTTGTTTGACATGTTATGGAGAATTTTATAAAAAACTTGATTCAAGATTTATCGGAGTAATAAGCGCACAGTCATTAGGAGAAGTAAATACGCAATTAGTTTTAAGAACATTTCATACATCTGGAACAGCCATTGTTAGAGATATTCAGTTTAAACAACAAGATATTGTTAATGATTTATCAATCATTTCATATCTTTTACATCATTATGATAAAGTTGAAAATAAAACTCCAGAAGATTTAGTAAAATCTATCTTTGATATATACAATAATAATAGTACGATTAATCATGTTCATTTTGAATGCATTGTTTCACAATTAATGTGGCATAATGGAATGAAATGGAGATTAATTCCTGATAGGGAAAAATATCCATTTCACTTTATGTCCATTAAAAGCGTTCCAGCTTTAGAATCATGGATTCTTGGTCTCGGATTTGAGAATCCTAAGAGACATCTGTTAAATGGAATAAAATATGGAAATGTAAGATATCGAGGAATTTTCGATAAAATTTTACGAGGAATCTCGGTGGAGGAAACAGAGTGTGAATAACATTTTTGAATATCGGCGTAAAGAATATTCTGATTTTTATAATAAACTTAAAACCTGTTTAGAAATAGTTCAAAATGAAACAGATTTTGAGTTAGAAGAATTTAATGTAACATTTTCTCCTGAAAAAAATATCATTGATAAAACTCTGAAAAATAAAATTACAATTATTTTTCGTAAAGGAACGAAAACGATAGATTTAAGTTTAAATATCCCAATTTTAGATGATGATCATTTTATTATCAATGGATATAAAAAGATCCCTTATTTTCAAATATTAGACATTCCATTTAGAATTACAGAAGATTTTATTACAATAAAATTTAATATGGCCTCAATTACTTTCCTTTACAGAGATAAGTCAGATACACCTTTTCATTTTTATATTAACTTTTTAGGAAAGTATTGTCCTGCATCCTTAATATTTTATTATTTTCTAAGGGATCGATCTTTTTCATTTAAACCCAATGAAAACGCACATAATTTGTATAATTCATTTTTAGAAGAACTTCAATTAATAGCTGAAGAATCATCTGAGATGGATGATTCAGATTTGATTAGGGAAATTGGATCTTATATTTCGGAAACAGATGTATATAATAAAGGGGATGACTTTTTATATGCTTTAAATTTAGCCCCTAAAATAGATATTATCAATTCTCAATTTTTACATACAGATAATATTGTAGATGAATTTATGCATATTTTAGAAAATAATATTTTTATTGACGATTTGGATTATCGTAATAAACGAGTTCAATCAGAATCATTTTTACCTATAATTATTTCAAAATTATTTGAATTTGCGCTGCATAATAGGAGACATAAACCACGATTTAAAATCAATAAACAAATTCTTTTAAGTCATTGTAATCAGAGTAATGTCATTCAATATGATTTCTCTATTAACCCAATTGATTTTCTAACAAAAAAAGTCCGAAGTACATTAATTGGACCTAATTCATTTAATAGGGATAATATACCACCAAAATTTAGAGATTTACATGATTCGATGTATGGTCGTATAGATCCTGTAGATACACCTGATAGAGATAATTGTGGAATTATTCAAAGTTTAATTCCAAATTGTAAATTAGATGAAACGGGACGATTTTCAGAAGAAATTAATGAAGAAACAAATATTGTTACAATTCCGTTATTAACTCCATTTATTGAACATAACGACCAAACTCGATTACAAATGGCTGCATCACAGATGCGGCAAGCTATTCCTTTAGAAGAATTCGAAAGACCATTAATCGCTACAAAAGCACAGAAAGAATTTTTGGTCGAATCGGAAACAGTGAAAGTCGCTAAAGATGATGGTGAAGTCGTTTATTTAGATGAAATGAGTATGCTCATTGTGGCATATAAAAATGGTGAAGTTGATATTATTCGAATCGGTCCAATCAATATTCAAGACAATTTATCTTTATTTTATGTAAATCCGGACCTTATCGACAATGGAAAATTTAATAAGGGAGATATCTTAGCGTATTCTCATTATTATAATGATATTTTAATGTTTGGAAAAAATCTTTTAACAGGAATTATGATTAATGGTTATAATTATGAAGACGGAATTGTAATTTCCGAGTCGGCTGCTAAAAAATTAACGTCTCTACATATCGAAGAAAAAGAAATTTTACTAACTCCAGATCAAGTTCTTCTGTTATTGGATAATGACAAACCACTTTACGAAGAATTAGAAACTATTAATCAGGGAAGTTTTTATGCAAGGATTAAATCTATCCCATATAAATATGCTCAAGATAGTGATAAAATTTTATTAGATGAAATAACACATGTAGCTAAGAAAACTTATCTTGTGGGTGATCTTCATATCTATCCAAATGAATGGAATACAACTATCCGAGCATTTAATAATTTTATCGAACATAGAATTAGCAAAGAATCTGAACGAAATAATAAAATCAAAAAAATAATTGAACAATCATATGGAAAGAAATCAGATCAGTATAAATATCTTTGTGATAAATGGAATCTTAATGTTTTCGATTATATTGGTCGCCTAAAATATAAAGGCGAAAAGATTAATGGTGTGTTATTTAAATTTAATCTTATTTATAAGGATTATATTAGTTTGGGAGATAAGCTAGCAAATCGACATGGAGGAAAGGGTGTAATCACCAAGATCGTTCCTGACAAAGAAATGCCTAAAACAAAGGACGATCAACCATTAGAGATGATTATCAATCCATTAGGAATCATCTCCCGAATGAATTTAGGACAATTATTTGAATTACATTTAGGGTGGGCATTTCATCATGTCCGCGAAAATGCCAAAAAAATGTTAAGAAATAATGAACCATCCTTTAAGATTAAAGAATATATATTTGATTTTATTAAGTTAATCGATCCAACAAAAGATCAAAAAATGGTAGCAGATTTTAAGAAATTATTAGAAATCAAAGAAATAACCGAAGACTTTTTAAATAATCTTTATTTACTTCTGTATCCATTCGAATCTCCAAAATATGAAAATATTCAAAAAGCATTAGAATATGTTGGGCGGGATTTTGAAGAAACTATTTATGATCCTAAATTAAATAAAAGTTTTGATATTGCTTTAGGTTATATGTATATAATGAAATTAAATCATATTGCTAAAAATAAATTAGCTGCTCGATCTATTGGGCCATATTCAAAACGGACGCTCCAACCATTAGGAGGAAAGAGGAATAAAGGCGGTCAAAGATTTGGAGAAATGGAAGCGGCATGTCTTATTGCTTTAGATATGCCTAAAACATTACAAGAATTTTTCTTACGTTCAGATAGTTTTGCTTATGTCAAACATTTAATAAATGAAACTGAATCAAATGAAGAAATAAAAACACCAGAAATTGTAAATTTATTTGATTCATATTTGAAAGTAATCGGGATAGAAATCGTTGACCAACCATCAACCAAGGGAGACAAAAATGATTGACATCCAAAATCTTTTAAAGGGAATTGATAATCAAACTTCTCCAACTATGCCACCGACAGCTCAAGAACCAGAAAAATTAGTCCAGGAAGAAACTATTTCAGAACCTGAACAACAGGAAGAGACTCCTGTGACGAATGAATATTCGATGTTATCATTGTCTCAATGGTGGCAAAAATATAAACGAGAAATTACTTCCGTAAAATCTCTTAATATCATTCCCGATGAAGGAACACATGTTATTGTAGATAAATGTATTATTTTCGTGGCTCCTTCGAAACAAGATGAATCGGTCGATGATCTTTATCCTGTTGTAAAGACACACAAGATTAAGGTTCCTGACCTTGCTCCAACGCAAATGTTAATGTATAACAATGGGTATATGATCGAATTTCAAATTAACGATGAATATATGCGTTGGTATGGTCTGCGTATTACACATACAATTTTTTATGGAACATATCATCGAGGAATTTTTATCCCAACACGCATGGATATTTCGAAATCTAAGAAAAATCTTGATCGATATAAGCTTGTGGAAATGACAACAGATCTTAGGAACATTCCATTTGAGTCTATGGTGGATGTTAGAGAATTTCATAATTTTTATGATAAACTGATCAATGAATCAATTCCATTGATTGATGTATTTACAAAGCTATACGAGCGTCACGATAAGGTTAAAGACGTCAATCACGCCATTAAGATTCTTCATACAATTATGAAGTGGGAAGAATACATCATTTAAAATAAAAACCTCTCCCAAAACATTGTTGGGAGAGGTTTTTACGAATACAATCATGAAAATCAGACAAGACATTGATCTAATTTATGATTCTTTATATTCTTATGATATAAGTGCATGTGCATATCATGTCCTAAAAAATTTAGGATATGATGTTTCAGATATCCCGTTAGAAAACAAACAAGAACGTGTAATTAAAATTGGTTTGATAGAACGAGAAAACCCTCACATTTCAAATTTAATTAGAAATATAACAATCAAAACTATTGATCGAATTATATTCGAAAATGAACTTACAGAAAATGATATAATAATCAGACAATTTGATGGCTTCTTTACTACAAAGCCATTAAAAAAAATGAATTTCTCACTCCCATTAAGATTGGATGCACATTATACAAAATTTATTATTTCATATAATAGAAAATCTTTTATTGGCAAATCCGAAGATCAAAAATATATATTTAAAGGACTTTCAAATTTTTATTCTGGTATGGAAAAATATTTAAAAAAATTATTAGATGAAATTAATTTTATTAATATTCGAGGTTTATTCTTAACTTGTAAACGCATTAAAGAAGAGATCTTATCATCTCAAAATATAGATGATTTCATAATCCCAAGAAAATCTAAAAAGGGAAGTTTTATTTATATTAAAAAATTAGGAAAGATTGATATAGATAGCTCTGTAAAATCTCTTATCGATGTTAATGAAATAGATAAACATTCATATCTAAATATTTATCTCTATCCATTTACGAAAGCATTGTCTTCATTTTTCTTGGAGTTAAAATAATGGCTAACCGTCATGCTATCTTAGGCGCAGGACCAGGAATTGATTTTAATAATATTCCATTTTATAGTGGCGGATTCGATGAAATTATTCTGGTTGATCGAAATTATCCAGAAAAAACAATGCACGCTAATGTTATTTATTTAAATACCGATATTCTTAAATTCTTAGAAGGATGTTCACTTCAAATTGATTATGTACACGCTTATCGTATTTTAGAACATTTTTCTCCAATCGATAATTCTTTATTTTATTTACTCTACTGTATATATCGTGTAATGCCTAAAGGCGGGAAATTAATTGGTGTAGTGCCTGATTTCGAAGAAGTTACTAAATCTTTAAATTTATATACTCAGGATTCAACCCACTATCATGTTCAATTATTAAAAATTCATACTGAAATCTTTAATACGAAAAATGACCCTCACCAATCTGTTTGGACAGAAAAATTAGTAAAATATTATATTGAACGTGAGAAATATTTTAAAGTAACCGCATTAGCTAAACATTTCCGAATGGATAATCGAGACTGGTACATTTATTTTGAGGCGGAAAGGATTTAAACATGTCTGAAGAAACTCGAAGCTACATTGAAGAATGTTGGCGAGATTTAGGGTTTACAAATTCTGATAGAGGAACATTTTATTATACAGATCGAACAGGATCTGTATCATATCGAAAAGTAAAAACGGATCGAGATGACCGCATTAATTGTCTAGCGGTTTTTACAGGAAAACCAGAAGAAGCTCTAGATGATCAAGTTTTTATTTCATTTGTATCTCGGCATTATAAATTTGAAGGCAATGATAAGATTCGAAATGAAATTATTCATATGCTTCAAGAAGGTGATATCAATATCAAAGAAGAACGAATTGAAATGGGAGCATATTTTTCTTTTATGATGGCTGAATATGTTTTAGGGAATCCTACACAGAGTCCAGAACAAGATGATATTTTCCCTATGATTACGGTAATGAATTCTTATGACGGACGGTTTGCTAAAAGCCTCCAATTTGGATTATCTATTTATAGTGGGAATAATTATTATTCTGTCCGTCTTCCTAAAGGATCTATTTTTGGTCGTTTCCGACAAATTCATAGTCGGGGAGCCAAAACATTTAGTGTTTCCGTAGTATCTAATTATATGGAACGTTTTAATACATCGATTAATTCTATTATCGAATCTTCGATAAATAAAAAATACACCGAAGATGATATTACAAATACGGTAGCTATGTTAGAGGAATTTGGGAAACGGAGATCTGCACAAATAACAGACGAAATGCAAAATATTATGAATTCTAAAGGAAGTCTGAGTGCATGGGATATGTTTCTTTTGATTGCAAAATACGCAACAAATGTGCGTAGTCTTAATGTTAAAAAAATGATGGAAAACCTTGCCGAAACTGTTCTAATTATCCCGACAGAAATGGCAGAACTCATCAGATAATTCCCTCCCTCCTTCTGGTGGGATGGAGAGAAAATCTCTCCATCCCCTATTTTTTTGTCTAAATTATTAATTTTTATGGAGAAATGGGGGGTGAGAACAAATCATGGGAGAGTGCGACATAATTTTTAAATAATAAAAAGGAGATTTAGATGTCTGTTAAACCATTAACTCCGCGTAATGAATTTGATATTAAAGTATTCATTGGCGGAGAAGATTATTCGGGTGATTTGGTTGGATGTAATATTTCGTATAATTTATCAACAATCTATCCTATTATAGAACTCAAATTTTTATTACCCCCAGATTCTATTTTATTAGATCAAATATATGGAGACAAACGTATAGATTTAAAAATTGAACAATTATCAAGCGAAGATCAAACAACTATAGATGAATTATCATTTCGTCTTATTCATCTCGAAAGTAAATTTCCGATGCCAATAGGCAGTAAATTAGTTGGCGATGAACAAAGCCAAAAAGATTATGTCCCATTTATTATTACATCTGTTCCTCTTGACCCATTTATTAAATATAAAAAAATTATCAATAAAGTTTATCATGATGTTATGTTAGAAAATATTATTCAAGATATTATAAATATAGCTGGTTTTGAACTTGATTCTGACAGAATACGAAATCTTCATTTTAAACAATTTTTATTACCCCCATCTTCATGTATTAATCACTTAAAATATCTAAAAGATGTATATGGAATATTTGAAGGAATTTCTGCATTTTTTTCTGATGAAACTGGAAAATTAAGTCTATATAATTTAACTCAAAGATTTAACTCCAGAGAAATATTTATAGCCACACAATTATCCGTCGATGATCAACAAAATTTAAATCGGATAGAATCCTTAACAGATAATCAATATATCATCACAAGCGATGTTAAATCTTCATATAATTTAAATTCGTTAATTGGAAGTCTAACATTTAATCAAAAATATATTATATCACCTAAAGATAATTTATATGAGATTAAAACATATTCTATAGAAGAATTAATTAATGAATATGGGTTGAAACATCAAAATAATAATTTATTTATTTTAGATGAAATTAAAAATACCACAGGAACATATACAACCGGTACACAGTTAGGTACTGATGATTTTATAGATTTTAAATTATTAAAACAAATCGCTAATCTGAGCATGGTCAGCTTTCATATTTCACGAGGGTATAAATTATCTGATTTTAAACAAGTTGGGAATGCTTTTATTTTAGATTTTACATCTGAAAAATATAAAGATTTATATGGAAAATATATTTGTTTCGGGGTCAATTACAGTTTTAGATATGATCAGATTTGGGTTATGGATGTTGAAATGTTAGGAGCGCGGACAATGAGGGTTTATTAATGTCTCGTACTAAAAAAGACAAATTAGAAGACTATCTATCAGAATATCTTTTATGTAAAAATAATTTTGATTTTTTTTGTTCAAATTATATTAAAATTGAATTGCCTGGTGGGGACGTTTACTTTAAACCATATGATGTCCAAAATGAATTAGTAAACACAATTTTAAATAGACATCACGTTATCGTTCTCAAATCAAGACAAATTGGTATTTCAACAATTACAAAAGCTTTATGTGCCTGGTTGGTTATTTTCTACGATAATGTTGTCATCGGAATTATCTCAAAAGATGCAAAAGAAGCCACGGACTTTTCTCGTGATATACGTGGAATGATTGAAAAACTTCCTTCTTGGATGAAGCCATCTGGTGGAGTTTCAGGTAAAGGGTTTGCTAAGAAAACAGAACAATCATTCATTCTGACAAACGGGAGTAAAGTATTCGCCTCGCCTGTTAATCCGAATGCTCCAGAAAAAACATTACGCGGTAAATCAATTACATTTTTAGTGATAGATGAGGCAGCATTTATCAAACATATCGATACAGCATGGACAGCAATTGTTCCAGCTCTAGCCACAAGTCAAAAGAACGCAAGAATGAAAGGAATTCCTTATGGAACCGTTATTCTATCAACTCCAAACAAAGTTGAGGGCGTTGGTAAATGGTTTTACGAACGATATATGGCAGCGTTACAAGAAAACGATATATTTACTCCGTTTAGAATTCATTGGAGTGATATTCCTGAATTAGCAAATGATCCAGAATGGTATGAAAACCAAAAAAGATTATTTCAATATAATCAAGATAAAATTGACCAAGAATTAGAATTAAAATTCTTACCTGGGGGTGGATCGTTTTTTGATACCGATATATGTCGAACGCTTCAAAATAATTGCTGTTCCCCTATAATCAAAACAAGAATCAAAACAGGAGAATTGTGGATATTTGAAAAACCTGATAAAAAGAATTTTTATTTAATTGGAATCGATACCGCATCCCCTCATGGAAATGATAATTCTGCCATAAGCGTTTGGGATTATGAAACTGTTAACCAAATAGCTGATTTTGAATGTAAAAGCGAAGTTTTTGAATTTATTGAAGTAATACGATATGTTAATCAAATATTTCCAAATAATATTCTTATAATAGAATCTAATTCATATGGAAATCAAATAATTGAAACTTTAGGCCGTGATGTTAATTATAATTACAATATTTTCAAAGAAGAACGAAATGGTAAGTTTTATCCTGGAGTAAATACAAATCCGAAAACCCGTCCATTAATGATAGAAGCTCTTTATAGTTATGTATCTGAATTTCCTGAAATAATTAAATCAGAAAGATTAGCATTACAACTTGTAGGATTAGAACAGAAAAAGAATGGGAGAGTTGAAGCAGGGCCTGGATTAAAAGATGACATCGCATTGACGGCTGCATTTGTATTTTATGTTCGAAAATATTGTTCAAGTACATTTTCACTTTATATAAAAAACAATAAAGAAGTTTTATCTGAAATTTCAAATGTATTAAATAATAACTACGAAAATACGATAGACCCCTTAAACATTAACGAAATTATAGAGCAACAAAATCAATTTATCTCAGATAGTAAACAAATAAATGATAATGCTATGGATTTATTTGGATTTTTTAACGGGAGAGATTTTTAAATGGAAAATAAATCATCTTATATATCTGAATTTTGGGCGAAAACACCTTTAACAAAAAATATACCTATCAAAGCATCTGTTGGAACATTATATACAAATCAAACGTTAGTGCAACGTTTTATAAAAATGGTAGATGAATCTGATTTTTTTCAGAAAAATAATTTAAATACACCCATTATTGAATTAATACAAAAAGGCATTATTCTTCCTGTTTATAGGGATAAAAATTTTATAGATAAATTAGTTCATAAGATTAAAAATTATCCACCAAATGATATAAGAAATGCAAAAAATGCCTTAGCATTATTTAGTTTATTAGATGATAAAATTTTTATTTTTATTGAAAAAATGACAAATTTTTTGGGATTTACAGATGATGATTTTGTTGGAAAAATTTTATTACATGAATTAATGCATATGTATTCATCTAAAATAGATATATTAAAATATTTTCAAAAACCATTATTAGTTTTTTATCAAAATTTATTTGAAAATCTTGCAGAAGAAATAATTACAAATAAAAAAGCATTAAATGATTTCATAAGATTCATATACTATGATATAGAGAGAAAAGGAAATTTTAAAAAATTAGGTAAGGATGGATGGAAAAAAAGAGTTTATCCTTTATTTGAATCAAGAGACATGAAATTTATGATTGAATATATACAAGATTCCATTATAGAAGATTTTCTTCTTAAAGGGGAAAGTTTAAATTTAGATAATGCATTTATATCTTTTTATAATTCGGTAAAGAAAGCTTATAACAAGCTTGGGATTACTCCAGCAAGTGGAATTTTTTTCATACAAGAATTATGGGCTCCTTCTGAAGTTCTTGCTATTTTAGCAGAATCCAATCCAAATGACAGGTTAGTCATTCTTGCTTTAAAAACCTTAGTTAAAAATAGGAATCCATAACAATGGCAAAGACAACGAAACAGATAGTTAATTTGATGGAAAAAAATGCTGATCAGCGATTGCGTCAGATAAATCCATCTAAGTCATTATTAGAAAAAGTTCCAAAAACAGATGAAGCTAAAAAAATAAAAGAATTAAAAACCATGAAAAAGGAATCATCAGATCTTGTCAATAATGTGAATAGACTGATGGTTCGTATGATTAAAGCTACTGAAACAATTACGAGAGAATCCTTAAAACAGACAACTGAATTGACAAAAGGATCAATTAAAGCTTTAGCTGATACAGCAAACGAAATAAAAAACGTAATCTCTGAAGATATTAGTTTTAATAAACAAGCTATTGCTGCACAGATGTTTAGAAATATATCTCCAGTGTTTGGTTATTTTATTGGGAAATTTTTTGAAACGCCAACATTTAGAAAAATTGCTGAAAGTGTCAAAGAAAAAGTTTCTTCTATGTTTGGAAGTATTGCCGCTGGAATAGCAGATATATTTAAAGGTGGATTTTCAAAAATAAAAGATATTTTTGGTGGTAAATTAAATTTAAAAAAGATGTTTAAAATTCCAAGCCTGCAAGTTGGGGGATATGTTACAAAAGGAGGAATGGTGAATGTCCATCCGGCAGAAGTTATTATGCCGGTGGAAAAAGCAATGGCTGAAATTAATAAACGGGCACAGGAACAATCTGGAGTTGTATCAAGAACATTAAGTGAAGGATTACGTCTTCAATATATGAATCTACGTTCTTTTGTAGAAGAAGAGTCAAAGAAAACTAATATATTTATGGATTTTATTAGAAATTTTAAAAATTATCAGGAGAATTATTTAAGATCCATTAAACTAGCATTGGCTGGACAAATTACTTTTTTTAAACAATTTCAAAATGCATTAGAAACCACATTAGAAAATCATATTTTTTTCCGCTTTGGTGCATGGTTTTTTAAGCAGAGTGTTGGTTTTGGAAAATTAACGTTATTTGGATTAATTCGTCAGAGACCTATGTTTGCCAATGATTTACCCAGAACGAATCATCCTGTGCAAAACCAAATTCAAACACTTCATCTTATTTATACTGGCCTTATGTGGCAATTAGAAAATATTAAAAATTATATTTATAATATGTATTTTCCGTTAAGAGATATGGCGGCTGCCATTACTGGAAGAGATTATCCAGAACAATTACTCGAAAAGAGAAATAAAGTATCTGTCGTTACCAGATGGATTGAAGCGGCTTTTCAGAAACGAGGAAAACAGGCTCCCGCTTGGATGGTTGAAGATATAGGAACCTTAATTGGGGCAGGGACTAAAAAATTATTAGGCCGAACAGTCGGAGTTCCATTAGGAAGAGCTTTCGGGTTATTAGGACATGCGTATAAAGCCGGAGAAAAGAAATTAAAATTAACGACTCGTGCTTTGTTAAGAATTCCAGAAGGGGAACGTATTTCTACGTTTGCCACGGCATATTTTAGTGAAGTAGCAGCTTTACAATTAGAACATATTTCTAAAAAAATAACGCTAGTAGCGGATACATATATTTCAGAAACAAAACGCCAAAAAGTTAGAGCCATATGGGATTTTATAAAAAATTCATTTTTTACTCTAAAGAATTTAGCAGGTTCTTTCTTATCAGGAATTAAAGATACCATTACATCATTTATTGGAGGTGTTAAAGATTTCGTCATTCAAGGTGCCACAGCCATTTTTGCCAGTTCCGCTGTAAAATCTATGGGATCGACAATTGCAGGCTTTATTCCAGAAGTGATGCCATTAATTATATCGGGCTCAATCGGAACTGCCATTGGATCTTGGATCAATGATAAATTTATTCAACCATGGATGGATAAACGTAATAAACGAATTGATGAACAATATAAGGAAATGCAAAACCGGACATCAGAAATAGGAAACAAAGTTTTAGAAAAAGTTCGAGGTGGTGATCAATTAGCTTTAAGATTTTTAGATATTCGAAATCAATTTAAAATGCGAGATATGTCATGGATCAAAGAAACATATGGATGGTTCACAGCCGATGTTGCACATTTAATTTCGAAAGCCCAAGAAGAAATAATGTTAAGAAATAGTGAAATTTATGCTATGTATGGGGCGGAACAAGTTAGTAAACTTAGAAAACAATTTTGGAAAGAAATTGGTTGGAAAAAACATTATGGTTGGCCCGATCCAAGATTAAACCCTGAAGGATATGGAAAAGCCCGTGAACAGGCATTTCTAGATTATTTACGTCAGAAAGGCACAATTATTGATTTAGCTATGGAAAATAAAAAAATTGTTAAAGATACACTATATGATGTAAAGAAAACAGTAGAAAATGTCAAAGACAAGACAACAGCAATGGTAGGTTTGGGCCACAAAAAATTAACAGAATTATCAACTGAAGGTAGAAAATTAGTAAATGATTTTGCAAAAAAATATGGAATAACAACAGAGGCTGCTTTAGCTTATTATAATTCTATGAAGCCGGAAGTCATGCGACAATATATGAAAATCATGGATAAGTTCGATGCAGAAAAATTACGATTGTTAAAAGATAAATATTCTGAATTAAAATCAGTAGCGAGAACTGAAAGTCAAGAATTTTTACAAAAAGTTATGGGCTTGAAAGATACTGGAAATGTTAAAGCTAAAGAAATGTTCGACATATATAAAGATAAAGAAGCTGTTATTAGAGCAGAGATTATGAAAGAACTTAGATCGAGAGGGTTAAATGAAGAAAATATTAATAAGATTATGAAAAATCTAGAAGAACAAGCTAAACAGGGAAGAGAAGCTTTCCAAAAAGCATTAGAATCTACTATGATTCAAATTTCAAATTTTAATACTGAAAATCTGCAAAACATCGTAAATCAAGGTAAAGAAAAAGCCATGGGTTGGTTTGATCAAATGATAGAAGCTGCTAGCCCATATGTTCAGAAAATATTAAGCGGAGAATTATTCTAATGGCCATCGTAATACCTGATATTATTGGTTTACCTCCATCTACATATCAAAGCGATAAGGTTATGGAATCCAGTTTTCCAATAGCCGAAATTAAACCGTCTGAACTTAGATCGAGATTAAACACGAATAATGGAGCGTCTTTTTATTTAGCAAATGTTTGGAGTAAATATTCTGATCTTTTAGCATCACATGGATTTACAATATCTAATTCACAAGGACCTTTGAAGGTGGCATTTTTAGCGGATAATTTTCCGTCGGATGCCTTTTCGAATGAATATCAAGCTAGTTTTTTAAGTAGGTTACAAGAAACAGCATCTTTTGGAGTATCCTCAGTCGCTCAAATGATGGGGACTCGTACCGCAACAGATGCTGTCAATCTTTTAAAAAGATTGATTCCAAATCAAGCTCAGCCTTTGATTAATAAAGTTGAAAAAGGAATTAAACAAGCCTTACAACCTTTAGGTCAGGGAATCATTGGAAATCTTACAAAAACATTAGATGCAACATTAGCTGGGGCTCGATTAGATTTCCCACTCTTATGGGCAAATAGTAGTTTTCAACCTTCATACACAATGACAATACGATTATATAATCCTAAACCGGGAGATACGGAATCTACAAAAAAATATATTATAGGGCCGTTAGCCGCTCTATTATTATTAGGAATCCCATTAACAGAAGATGGATTTTCATATAGCTGGCCATTTGTCCACAAGGTTAAAGTAAAAGGTATCTGGGAGCTACGAGGAGCCTTTATATCGAACATTACGGTCATCAAAGGGGGAGACCAGCAGCAGATCGGAAAGAACCAGAGAATGGGCATTGTGGACGTTAGAATCGATTTTAATAGTTTATATTCAAGTATGATAGGCGGGAATATTGATCTTCCGGGAAGGACAACTTTAAAAAGTTATTTGGATAATATGGAAGAAGATAAACCTGCATATAATTATTTAACTTCAAGTCAATCTGAAACTCAAGAAGGAGAAACGACAAATAGTGGAAATCTTGCACCATTACAAGAATCATCATCTAATATAGAAACAGTCGAACCCAGAGTTTCTGAAGATGCTCAAAATGTTTTTCAAACTTTATCTTTTACCGGCACATCTTCTTCCTAAGAATTAATGTGACAACATAAGCTACAAAATAATAAATACGGTAACGATTTGCTTTTGATAAACGAAGGAATTCGGATTCCTTTTTTGCCTTTTTAATAATATAATTAGTAAATTCAATTACTTCTTTTTTAAAATAAACCAATTCGGTACTTTTTTTAATAAACATTAACTGTTTGATTATATCATAATATTGTCGTGAACATAATTCACGAATACTAGTTAATTTCTTTAAAAAGACAAACATAATTCTTCTTAAATATTCTCTAGTATCAACATCAAACATATTTTCTTTAAAAATTAAAACCCATTCATCTGTAATTCCAGCTAATCTTTTTGCCTCAGATAATATTCTATCTTCCACGCTTTTATATGCTATGATATCAATTAAAATTTTGTCTATAAAAATAGTCTCTTTGGCGGTTTCTGGCGTTCCTGTTTGAATCACACTTCCTTCTTCATCTACTTCATATGTATCTTTTAGTTCCCCAAATTGTTTACCTTCTTTATGAAATTTATAATATGTTTCAGCAAAACTTTTAACACTTTGTGAAATACGATGACGAGATTCAGTAATGAACTTGGAAATACCTTTTTTATTATTATTTAAAATATCATTTCTATATTTTTTGGCTAAAATTTTCGTCATAAAATAAATAGCATTTGGAATCGACCCTTCGCGTACAAATAAATGAGTTTTATTCATATGCTCTAATGTATATTTGAAAACATCTTTATTACAAAATTTAATTTGTTTATTCATCAAATTCGTATAAATACGGATCATATAAAGAAGGATTAAAGAATTATATCCTATCTCTCTTTTCGCATCTAAAAATGTTCCCATCAACTCAATCATAAAAATTGAAATAGGATCATTATGTAATTTCCAATTTTTTTCTGGCATTCCCTCCCAATATGTTTTCGTATAACGTTTCACATCCGTTTCAGTAAGTCTAACTTTATCTAACAATTCATAAAATCCAATTTTCAGACTTGGATAATAACAGGGTTCATTCAATCTAGACAATTCATTGGCAGAAATCTTTAAAATTAAACGCTCTAGATCTCTAAAATTAATTGATTCTTTATCTATCAACATGATTATCTAATCCTAATGAAGATAGAATCTTTATTAAAATAGACGTATTCTGGCCCATATTTCAAAAGTTCATCTTGAGTTAGAGAACGCAAATCATAATTGAAAAAAATCGAAGTTCTTGGCTCAATCAATTGAACATGACTAACATCTTCAACATTATGAATAACGTCGATAATTTCAGATCTATGTATTGTAATATCCCCTCCGAAACGATCTTCAAATGCAGAAATTAATGTTTCTTTAATTTCGTCAACTAATTTTAATGGATCTCCCGTATATGTGCTTTTTGGATATACATCACAAACAATTCGTAAGGGAATTTCATAATTATTTGTCGTAAGCCAGCCAGCTTCAGAATATGTTAATTTGATAGATTCATCATTTATGTATACAACCATATCTAATTTCGGTTCAATAAAAAGCCAAGTTGATCCATCTGATATCGCTATATAATCGGTATAGAACGTATTTGGTGTCCCTGGATTCCAATCACCAGATTCTCTTCCGTTCACAATATATGCTTTACCAGTATTTGTTGTAGGATTTGGAACGGAAGTTAAAGAACGACTCTCAATTGTTTTCGTTACTTCATTAAACGCCATATTTTTAATTTTTCCAGTCGTATTCGTAAATTTAATATTTGTAAAATCAGTTAGCATCCTATAATTATCAAGATTTAATGAATTGACAAAAGTCTGCATAACAATACTTTCAAAAAGTTCTTTTTCTCCTTGCGCTACAAGATTATCGTAATAAACTTTTTCAATACAAGGGATATCATAAATTGTAGCTCCGGTCCCAATTTTCATATTACTTTTCATAACGGTTGATAATTGTTTTTTAAAAGTGAACCCAACTGTTGCTGTCAATAATGACCGGGAAGTATCAAGAGCTGGATGATAAAGAGAAAAAGATAATGTAACCGGTCCCTCTTCGAAACGTTCTTTAGCGAGCCCAGACAAAATAAATTTATAATCATTTGTTATGATATTCAACGTATATCCCGCATAATCTTTATCTAATGTTACCCCATTCTCTAAAGTAAACTGTTTTAACGTATCATTTTTACTTTTATATTTAAAATAAACCGTCTCAGCTCCATTTGTCAATTCTATATAACCCGAAGATGGAGTCGTCGATGAAATATTTTCAAGTATTGTAATAATAGAATCATTTTGTTGACCTATATCAACAGTATAACTATCTTTAACACGTTCCATACGCAATGTTTGACCATTATTTACAATCGTCATGTCACAATATATTCTGAGATGGTCAGTTCCATCGATAAACGGATTTAATTCATGATCAGTATCTTTTTCCGAAGAAAAATATTCAAAAATTACGGTTGCCTCTTTAGTGGTTCGATCCGTAACAATATTAAAATTAACAGGATAAACGCTATAGTTCGTTGGGTTATAAGAATTTTCAACATTGGGAGTCGCAGTATATGAATCTACATAATAAACATAATTTGCCATATGGCTGGAAACACCTGCCACATACTCTTCTTCTTGCCATTCGATATCAAACATAGAATAATAATCTTTTTCACCATCTGAAATTATTTCAAATCTTTGAATTGTTTCAACACCGGCTGGCTTTGTCGTAAATAAATTACGAATAGGAATAATTTCATTATTATATTTCAGAACATTAAATAATTGAATTTCATTAATACGCGCATCAGATTTTTTCAAAATCGGAGTCGTATTCTTTAATAAATTTGTATCCAAGTTTGGAAGCACAGATGAAAGGTTTAAAAAATCATTATACGAAACAAGTCTTTGTGAAGCCGTCAGATTATTTAATGCATTTTTTCTAATATCTTCTAGAGATTCTTCGTCATCACCAAATTGAGCAGCATTTGGATTCGTTACAGAATATGAAACAATTTTAACTCTATCGGACGGTATACTTGAATTATACGTAATTCCATTTATTGTTATTTCTGTATGATAAAGAGTATCTCCTCTATTGATTGTTCCCTTGATAACATTTCCAGCTTTTCCTTTTGTCAATCCAACAGTCACTAGAATTGTTGATCCGGCTGGTGGCTGTTTTCCGATTACGTCATTCCCAAAATAAATTTGTCGGCCATTTTCTTTTCTTTGAACAATATATCCACGAGTATCTGAATCCATTAAATAAAGAGAATCATATTCTTGCCAAGTTATATATGAATTACTTCCCGGTTCTTTTACCTGAACCTCAATTGTCGCAACATGATCGCCTTGAATAGAAACAAAAATATCATAAAACTGAAAAGCACGTAAAGCACTGTCAACTTGAAATTCAAACTGTTTATATTCTATTTGTTTTACAGGAACCGCAAAATAGAGAATTCTCTTATTTAAATCAACTTGCCCTGTCGATGATAATGTTTTACCTAATTCGTCTGTATATCTTAATTTAGCTACAGGATTAGCCAATTGATTTTCAATAAATACCTCAACATCATGAGTTGAAATAAATTGAATATCTCCAGCTAAAAATTTAAATGTTTGACCCAGACTAATATCATATCTTGGAATTTTAAAATAAACATTATCATCTTCAAATGTTAAAGGGACAGAGACTAATAAAGATGTTTCAGCAGGCGTTGCTTCTTTTGGGTTATAACCTAAAAATTTAGATAAATTAAAAACAGAATTAGGTAATTGGGCCGTAGTTAAAAAGAATTCTCTATATACAGAGGATTGATAAAATAATAAATTTGACGATAATGTTGATAAAACGTCAACCAAAAATGATAAAAATGAAGATTCAACTAAATCAACATTTTCTAATTCCATATAAGTTTTAAGATGTTTCTCTATTAAATCAGATCGAATCTTATCTTTTGAAAGAAAGATCTGTTCAGACGGTAATTGATTGGCCATGTATCATACCCCTAAATAAAATAGAATCCGGAATTTCTATCGAAAAAATTTTTTGCAACTTGTGCTAACTCTTCATGACGTTTAAGTGATTGTGCTATAATTAAAGCATCTTCATATGTATGAATATTTTTGGTATATTCCACAAAAGCATATAAATTCTCAACTTGATTATCTAATTGTGTCGTTGTCAAACTTTCTCTGACTTTAGCCTTTAATTTCCAAAATGTTTTATCTGTATTAACAGATTTTTCAACCCCAGTTACAATAAAAACAGGATATATATCATTATTTGGTCTTAAAACTGATTGTTCTAATTTAATAAAGTCCCCTGGATATGGAACAAAATCATATGAAGACGGAATCACAAAGCTCGTTTCTCCATCTTTTAGATAACCTTCTTCTCTAGCGTCAAATATAGTATTAATTTCTTCAATATAAAAAACTGGTAAAGTTAAAATTTTATTAAATCTTATTCCTGTCATATCTCCAATTCGTTCATATGATCCACTAAATACGGTATCATCATCCCATACGGTTACGTCTTTATTTAAATTATAATACGTAACAATAAAGGCAATCGCATGTTTACTATAATAATCATAAATAAGATTTTGATATTCATGTATATAATCATATATTCGTAAATAATTCTGCATTTTTTAAGCCGTCTCCGTTGGATAAATTAAATCCAAAATAGGGACTTTTATTTTTTTAGTTTCATTTCCATATTTAGCCGTAATTTCCACAACAAAACCTTTCCTATCTTTAAAAAAAAGGACATCGATTGAATCAATCGATGCCCTATCATCATAATTCATTATAGAATCATAAATATCTTCACGGATAGCTTCCGCCGTTTCTTCGGTCACAGGTTCAAAAATAAATTTATGTAAATTTGAACCAAATTCTGGATCATATAAATGAGTGCCTTTTGGCGTTCGAAGAATATTCATCCAAGAATTAAGAATAGCTTCCAGGTTTGTCACTTTTCTTAATTCCCCAGAAGGAGAAATTATTCCTACATAATCGATATATTGATCTTCTGATCCAATTAAATATTTTTTAAACTTTTCTATTTTGGAAGCCATAGGATGAAGATTTCTCCATTTCTTTTTCCATTAGTTTTCTTTTTTGTTCCTCAAATTTGATTTTCCAATTGAGATAATTTTTAAATCTATGAACTGGCATAGTCATTACTTCTGGATAACTTTGTTTAGACGTTTCCATGACCAAAAAAATAGTTTCTTCTAAATCTTTTCTATATCTATCAATTTCATTATGATTCAAAGATTGCGCGAAAAAATTGCTCGGAAAGGTCGATATTTACTACCTCCTCGGCCCCACAATGTACGCAATAAGACTTCATTTTGAGATCGATTCCATATTGTCCAACTTCTTCATACCAAGTTTTATAAATAATTCTTTTATCCCTAGCAGGAAGGGCCTTATAAGCATCAATAATATCACCACGATCTGTGTATTCTATAACTTCCCCGCTTGGAAGTTCGTTTGTAATGGATTCAATAATCAATGTTTCCGTAATATTATCTAAATTGAAAGTTGGATTTCTAGCCAAATCTTTAATGGCCATCCATTCATCCATGAGAGTAGGTTGTTTTAAAACAACTGTTACATTTGATAAAACTTTGAGCTTCAAGGGAATACGCTTTTCAAGAATATCATCACCAGGATATGGATTAAAATTAAATGTATCCGAAGCTTCTACCGTTACATCATATGTTTTCCCGCAGGACACACATCGAACGGTATAATTTCGATCTTCGTCATATGTGATATGGTATAAACCAAAAAGAAGTGCTTCACGATCTTTAATTGTTAAATTTTTCAGAAACGAATTGAAATCATGAATTCCTTCTGGCTTTTCAACAATAGCATCGAAAAGACAACGATTTAAATGTTCTGTAATTTTTGCAGGTGTAACGAAGCTTCCCTTAAGTCTTTCTTCTTCTGCGACAGTTAAAGAACGTACCGTAAATGATTTCTTAGTTTGCGGGGTAATTACTTCATACTTTGGATATTCAACTTGGAATCCTGTGAATGGCATTTCTCATTCTCCTTTTCAAAGTTTGGGTTTCGCGTTATATTCTAATCAATAATGATTCAAAAATCAAGTCTTTTCGCTATTTTCTATCTCAACCCTTTGTTCTCACACTAAAAATCTCTCCCCCCATTGGAAAACCCAATAGGGGGAGAGAAATAGAAAATAAAAGGAGGTGCGTGGAACAGCTAAATCAATTAACCAACTTTGGCCATCTTCTTATTCAGTTTTTCAATCTTCTTATCCAGAGCAGCCACACACTTATCTGGATTCTTAGAAGACTTGCACATAGCCTTGGCAGCCTTCAGACCATTGATCTGATCTTTGAGGGCCTTCTTCTCAAAATTCTTGATGCAAAGCTTCTTAGCCTCACCTGGCTTATCCTTACAAGCCTGAAGAGCCTTATTCTTACGATTCTTATAAATACGATAGAGACCATAAGCAATCAGAGCAGCCAAAATAGCTCCACCAACGGCTACGGCCCCACGATTGTCTGACAGATACTTTGGAATATCCGTCTTCAGTTTGCTCATAAAAGTTGAAGCGTTATCCAGGCCCTTGTCAAACATCTGATTCAGACGAGCCTTCAGCTCAGCCAGACGAGCTACCATAGACTTACCTTCCTTAGTGCCTACACCAACAGCTTGCTGAAGCTGACGCCATTTAGCCGTTGATGTTACACCCTGGCCCATAGCCACCTCAGCAGGAGTGGCCTGTTCCTGGAGAGCTAGAAAATGCTCAAGAATGGGTTTAGCGGTTGATACGCCATACAGGCTAGTGGGCTGTACATTCTCAATAAGATTATAAACAGTACCGAAACCAAAAGCCGTAGCCAGAAACTCAGAATTTTCAGCTACAATTTGCTTAAACTGATCAAATACCTTCATCTCTTCTTCAAGATTATACTTCTCTTCAGGCATCTTCTCATTTACCAGAAGAGACATAATCTGATAGTCAGAAGCCTCATTCAGCACGTAAGAAACAAGATCTTCCGTAGCCCCATTAGCTTCTAAAATGCTAGCAGCGGTTTCCCGTGCAATAGACATAAAAGTAATACTTTCCTTCAAATCATGTGACAGAGTGCTCATTATTTTATTCCTCTCTTCAAATAAGTAATTAGAATTTGTGGCAAATCCCACATCTTTCAACTCTTTGTTCTCACCCCCCAATTCTTTTCTCTATCCCCTTAAGCTCCAGCTTCTGTCTGACCATATGTACGAATAGTATCCCTTGACTGGCGGAACAGAGATTGAGCTAAGCTAGCGCATTTATCTTTAACCCAAGGTTCATGCCAAATATAATCAACATTAAAATCAATTTCAATATCCACTCGACCGACAGATTCAACATCACTTGAAAAAATATCTTGAGGGTCTTTGAGTGGAAATACACCATCATAGGCTGCATAATATTGGACAGTTAAACCATCAGGAGCGGTTGTCCAATAATACATAAAAGCGGCATACGTTTTCTTTGTATATCCATCCCCTTCATCGCCAGCTAACATATCAGTTGTTCCAGTCCGATAATCCCGAATCATTTTAATCCAACCATGAAAAATATCTAAAATTGGAGTGTTTTCAAATTCAAGAAATTTAATAGAAACGGAATCACCATAATCAACCGTTCCTGGAACAGCCCATTTTGTCCCACCAAGGCCGGTGAAATCAATCTTATTTAAGGTACCGCCTGGAGGCGTAACGCTTAAACAAGACGCGGCTAAAATATTTTGAATTTCTCCATTACTTGAAATGCCACTAGACCCATTCTGAGTATATGCATATAAAAGTCTCGGAAGATTCGAAAACCAGATAAAATGATATCCACTAACATAAGGATTAGCTACGCCAACTGTGGTTCCACCGAACTTACGGCTCCACAAATTTTGGCTTAAAGCAGCAAAAGAATATTTCATTCCAGAAATACCTCCAAAAATTTTACGTTAAACAATTACATAACGCCTCACAATCCTTTTATTTGTTCTCACTTAATTTCCCTTCCTTTCTAATATTTCTAACATAATAGGAAACTCTTTATTCCAATCACCTTCAAATCGATATCCACGATCATCAATATAAAGATCCGCTGCTAATTTCTTATATGTCATATCGTCAAAAGGAATTTCATATCTATTTAACCATTCTTTCATTTCTTCCATTTGATGTTCATGATCTTCATTTACATCGGGACAGATTCGAGCACTATAAATAATAATTTCATAACCTTTTTCTTTTAATTGATTTAAAGCTTCTTTTACACCTTCAAAGGGTTCATCATAAATAGAACCATCATAAAATCCTTTAGAATATTTATGAATCGTTCCATCAAAATCTACCATTATTCTTTTATGGGATTCGTTTTTAGGAATATTTACCTCAGCGAACATACATTCGTTAATCTTTTGAATTTTGGTTTTCATTATTTAAATTATTCCTTTTTTTAATGATTCTCATAAGTTTTGTTCTCACCCCCCAAAATCCCCCATTATTTCTTTACGATAAAATGATTTAGAAAACAAATAGTTATATATATTAATTAGTGAAAGAATTTATCCCCAGTTTTTGTACCAACTGGGGATTACTTTAATCCTGACGTGGTGCACCCGGAAGAAAGGAGTTAGAAGATGGAAAAGATTTACATTGAAGGAGAGTTTAATGAGTTGATTGAAAACAAAACAATAAAGGAAATCCAGAAAATTAGTAAAAACTTACCCGGAGGATCCACCAGAATCTCTTTCGGGTACGAAACCCCAAATAATGAAGGAGAGTATGGATTCATTGAAGTCCCCACGACTTCAATGAACTGCTACCTGCTTGATGAAGAATGGACCTCAATAATAAATGGTGATGTAAAAAGTCTATTCAAATATAGAAAATGGGTTGAGTGGCCACAGGCGGCAATGGTACAGATCCGAGCGGCGGTGTTTCGCACCCCCGGCTCGGGCACACTACGCCGAATTTTAGAGGTAGAAGGCGACACGAGCCTTCTAAAAAAAGTCGAAATCAATGATCATAATCATCCAATTTACTTAGCGAACCAGATTGGGATCATCCCATACTGGTTGTGGGATATAGAACACGCCGAAGAAGGGGGCGAGTAATCGCCCCCCTTTTTAACCCAAAAAAGGTGTAAATTCTAACCGGAGGTGAAAATGGAAATCAAAAGAATCATCCACGCACCCATATTCAAAGACTACTTTAACATTCTAGAAACAAAATTCAAAAAATTATTTTATATAGTGATAGAAAACACTATCACCAGTAGTTCATTTGTGGAAGAAGAGGCATATGGTCAATTTATCAGGAAAGTAACAGTATATGACTATCATCACCCCTGGTCTGAAACAGACAAGGAGTGGTTATATAAAAACTTTTTTCTGGGGTCGTCAAGTCTAAATCCTAGAATTAAAATCGAAATCATGTATAAAACGATACAGATCAAAATAATGATCTGTATCGAAGAAGGAAAAAGAAACGTAATGTTCTCTGTTACCACCGGAGAACAATCCGATTTCGATGAGCTTCGAGAAAAGAAGCTTATCGAAACAGAATTGTTCTGTCATCTAATCTAATATAATCAAGGGGATAAATAATCCCCTTTCTTTTTTCCTAAAAATTTTAAGTCGATATAAATCCACTATAAAAGGTGAAAAAAATGTTTGAATGGTGTTTGTTAATTGGAGTTTGTTTAGTGTGGGGGATCTTTATTTTTATATTTTATCTCAATATCTTTTTCAGAAAACTTTAATTATTATTAATCCAATTATCTCCAAATTTAAATTTAATAATTTTCTTAAGTAAATCATACGTTTTTTCATAAAAAAATAAATCAAAACAGAACAAAAAACGAAATATGGGAGGTGTCTTTGGAAATTTTAAAGGAGAATGGGTTATGAAAATTGTAGTGCGTATGGTTGACAAAACTCCATTTGAAATTGTCCCAATCATCTTGAAAATGATTGGAGAAAATCCAAATCCGCCTCGATTGAAAATTTGGAACAAATGTCCAAAACCATATGAAATTCTATATTTATTAACAGAAGAAAAATATAAAGAGGGATATAATATTCTTCAACCGGAACAGCTTTATGATGTCATCATGACTGAAATTAGCAATGATAATGTTACATTAACATTTAAATTTATATATAATCAAAATCATTGGATCATGGAGGTAACAGGAGAAGGAAAGAGTAGGGAGTTTCATAAATCAATCATAGGAAAAATAGGTGAAAAAATCTTATGTAATCCATGTGGGGAGTTATTAGAAACCCCCATGGAATTTATAGATGATGATGGAAATCAACATCAAAATTTATACGTAAAACCGTTTCGTTTCCTCTAAAATCGTTCACTTTAAATGAAAGGAAGTGAAAATGGAAATCAATGCAGTCAGAGAGATCACGATTGATGAGATTTTCCAAAACGTTCAAAACGTATTTCCAGAACTCAAAGCTCTTATTACCAAAAAAGATTTTTACTCTGGAATAGTAAATTTAAGATATAGTCGTGGTGTTGAAATTGAAGGTACAAACATGGGATTCTCTTTTAATAAGCATTCTATGAGGTATTATCACTTTTTCATGTTTCCAGAATACTATGAATTCTTTGCAGCAGCAGAGGATAAAATCCCATCTCTTAAAATTTTTCACAAACTTGCCGAAAATGATGGTCGAATTGCGTTTGAAATACATGCCTTCGATGAGAAAAAAGCTGATACACGGATCATAATTGTTGATCCATATTGTAAACAAGAATATGTTGCTTTGATTATGGTATACGGAGGCAATGATCTATTTTGGAATAGTTTAGCAGGGAAACTAGCGAAAGCGTTTCTCTGTAATTCGAATGGGGAACTCTTACAAGATTTGATTAGAGTGGATATTAGAGAACCAGAGTACCCTATACAACCTCCTAAAAAGGAAGTTCACTATTTAAAACTCATCAAATCCTAAAGGGGTCTATTATGAATACAAAAGACAATCTCAAAGAAATCTTAAAGGATTTCGATCTCCCAACAATTCGGAAGACCGAACTAAATCTTGTTAACCTAAAATGGTTAGCAAGGAATATCCATTTCCAAAATAAAGAACATCCAAAATTCAAAGAAGCTATCGAATTGATCAAAAAAGCTATTAGAGAAGAAATACGAAATGAACTTTAATCACTGTAGTGAAAAATGATTCAATACATTGGACTAATTTTGTTAGGCGGGACATGTTTTGTATGGGGGGTTCTCATTTTTATATTTTATCTAAATATCTTTTTCAAAAAACTTTAACTCTTTTTAAGCCAATTATCACCAAACTTAAGTTTAATAATCTTTTTAAGGAGTTCATATGTTTCATTGAATAGAGGATGATCGGCTCGGGTTTTTGGAAGATTGTTTTCTAACCAAATAAAATCTAACCGTTTACATATCGTAATATTCATTTCTCTAAGATTAGCCTGTAATTTTCGATTAAGATTAATTAAAGTGGCAGTTTTCTCAGTCATTATCCGTAAGTCCTCAAAGTTCAAGGAGCCCCAAATGGAATACAGATTTTCTTCTTCGTTATTTCAATATAGGTTTGCTAGTCATCGTTATCGTATATTTCATTTACGGATTTGTCAAAAACTTATATCCAAAAGGAGAGTAACATGAAAATGTTTTTAGCCGTCTCAACAATTTATTTTTTCTTTCGCTTTATATATAAGATATATAAAATATGTACAACATTACTAGATCATCCGATCCAACAAGCTCTAGATATGGTATTAATGGCTTATTTATCAATGTGGGGGATTATTCTTATTTTCATGAATTAAAAAATAGGGTCCCCATTATGGGGACCCTATTTTTTTGTAAAAATTATTTAATTTTTTGTTTTTATTCGACAAAGAACTTAAGATTGATACGTTCAGTTGTCCGAGTCGGCTCTAAGGTTACATTAATATGAAAAGTCTTATTCTTCCGTTCATAATCAGTAGCACCAACTTCTACCTTATACGAATATAAACCACGATTCCGTTTGATATCTTCTAAGAAATTAATCACTTCAGCAGACACCGCACTCCAAGTCACTTCATCGTTTTCTTCAAAAATAAATCCACGTGCAAACTCTTTCAAAGCACGTTCGATATACAAAACAAGACGAGCTATATTCAGATCTTGCATTGGACCAGCTTTAACCTGGCTGGTTAATTGGCTCCATGGAGCATAACCTTCCTTAAATTTGGCAATCACGTTAATCTGATTCACGTATAGAAGATCACGATCTCCCTGTCGAGGGACATAACGAAGTTCTTTAATGTTTTGAATAGCGGTCCTATTAAATCCAGCAGGAGCTGCATAAATCGAAGCTAAATTATCATTTCTAGGAATTAAATATGACATATGATATGTTGGAGATACCCAAATATCTTGTCCAGTAAATTGATCATAGACTTTTGAATAATTATCATAAAGAGCAATAAAATATGAATTAAAAGCAAGATTATTATCCCGAACAGATACCGCAGCATCTGAAGACGCATTATCGCCCATATCTAGAATGGCAATACAATCCCGTCTTAATTCATAACAAAGTTGAGCAATCGAAGTTTTGACGGATTCTGGGTATCCACCATCTAAAACAATGTTGAAATATACATTCTCAGTATCTAAAACAGCCCGTTCATATGACGATTCTGACGAAGCAGAAAAACCAGGAGCTTTTGGATTTTTCAAATTTCCTGTGTATGCATTTGCTAGATATTGGTTCGCAACACTTGAATTAATATTTCCATTCGTGTCAATGAGCGATCCTACTGAACCATATCTAAATGGTACATTAGAAACGAATTCCGTGGAAACATCCCTATCCATTTTTTTAACACTATAAGAAATTACATTATTTCCATCAAAATCAGTATCAATATCGGCCCATCCCTGGGCAGATCCATCAGATGTCGTATAAAGCTGAATCTGTGTAGGATCTGTCAAGGCTCCCGCCTCAGCGGTAAAACCAGCAGCCTTACGCCCACGCCTATCGATTAATGTAATATAATATCCGGATTTCCAGTCAGAAAAATCTTGTCCTGAATCTGTAAGCGTAGCATTGGCCACACTTGCTGAAAGAACGCCAACTTCCTTGTCATAAACACGAAAAGCTCGATCATAACCTTCAGCATATGATCCATTTGCTCTTTCTGTAAGAGCCCGAATATATGATGAATATTTTTCAAGAACATAAGGGAGATAAATTGATTCGCCATCTGCCCCCATAGCATTTGGATCAAATGAAATATTAAACGATTCGACAATAATATTAGACCCGTCTTCCTGAAGAGAATAAATATCCATCTGATATACATCGTTCTGAACGGGATTGCTAACTTTCGTAAATTTAACTGATAAATTATTATAATAATCCCCACGGCCAATTGGATATAAAATACATACTGGATATAAATTGGTTTCACTTTCAAGTTTAGTTTGAAGTTCTTCGATAGAATTCATATCTGTAAATTGATCGACTTGAACACCCGTATCCGTTACAGAAATACGAATATTCGCAAACGTAGCATCATCAGGCAAAACACGAATAAAATAAAGAGCACCTGATTCAGCTAAAAAATTAAACGCATTGTATAAACCTTGACCATAAGACCGCCCATATTTGGCCATATTTGGTTTTCCAAATTCACCGATAAGTTCTTCTTGAGAAGAAATAAATTTCAATTTATTATCTTCTCCACGATCCGTCAAGGCTGCAATAAAAGCAACCGTACTCGGAACGGCAGAAACATAATTTCCTAATTGGATAATCTGGGAATAAACACCAGCAGATTCATTTGCCATTTTAAAAATCCTCCAAAATGTTTAACCTTTAAAGGCCCATTCTTTTTTAAAAATAAAGATACCAGACAAAAACAATCTGCCTGGATGATTTAACTACTGCCGGAAATGTTAAACGGGCAAATAAATGAAAAGGCCCATTAGCATCTCCCTGTGTCGAATCAGCCGCATCAGGGGGAGATGTAAATAAACCAGCCTCACTAAATGTAACTCCATCAGCATAAGCTAAATCTATATTAATAGTCGCCTTAGCAATTAAATAACGACTATCATTGTCAGGATCTGGCGTGAATTCAACACTATCAATTTTTAATTTATAAAAACCTTCTCCGTCTGGAGCTGTATTATCCCTATAATCTCCTACATTAGCATCGCCAGTCGAACCAGATAAAAATTTCTTTTCTGAAACCAATCCTGTATCTGTTAATGTTGGAGGCAATGGATTCAGAGGATCCCCACTCGGAGTTCCTCCATCTCCAATTCCAAACCAATATATAAATTCATCCGGCGTATGCGGAATTTGAGGAACCAAATTTCTTCGATTAAAAACTCTTGATGCTACATATTCTCTAGCTAAATAAACAACAAGATTTGATTTATTTCTAAGTATTTTTTCTCCGTTTTCATCTACTTCGTAAATCTCTACATAACCCTTAGGTCGTGTTTCTTGTTTTAATTTATTAGATTGATCACGTATTTTATATTGATCATCACCAACTATAAATAAAGTATTTTTTTCTTTGGTCATTTTACATACTCCCGGAAATCATTATATAAATGTCGCTTATTTAGGCTACAGACCACTCAAATCTTTGTTCTCACCCCCTTCTCTTCCCCCTTCTTCCCATTCATCCATATCCATAAAATAAGCATCCACTGAAAACTCTGCGCCACAATTAATACAAAAAATAAACTCATTTCTGGATTTATAAAACTTCATACCTGAACAAAATGGACATTCAATATTCATCATAATTCATTATTCCCCTTTCTATTATGATAACAATAATTCATTATATTCTAATTTATATTTTTCAGCTTTATTTGTCAATATATCAATTTTCTTTTTAAGAAGATTACTCGACTTTTTATCATAAACTTCTTGTAACTTTTTAATACGCTCCATTAAAGCCTCATATTTCATAGCCAAAATACATAAATTATATTTTCTTTCATCATTATCAAATTCTAAACAGCTTGATAATAAATTATCTAAATATTTATTATATAAATAATAGCTTTGTCGTAATGCGAAATATACTAAAATAATTTCTGGAGAAACATTTCTAGCAATAATAGGAAGGAATCCTTTTAAGAATCTAAAAGGAACAATATCTAAACCAACTTCTTCCATAATATTAATTATATCTTTTAATTCAATTAAATATTCTTTAATATTCATTTAATTATTTTTTAAAACCCCATCAACTTCTTATATAAATTTTTTCTATATTTTTTTGCCTTTATAGCTCTATTTATACAATCTTCTGTTCCAACCGAAGGCCCCATTAAATATGAATAAACATCAGTAGAATAATCTACCAGAGCTTGATTTCTAGCAAAATTTACATATTTATAATGGCCTTGATTATAATGTTTTGGGACTTCCATAATTCTATTAATTTTCATATATGAACAAATTTTTGCATATTTAATAGCCTGTGCCCTTATTCCCCTTGAATAAGGGCGCGAACTATGCCATTTAATAGAACCTGGAATTATTAACGATAACGGAACATTTAATTTAATAGCTACATCCGCCCAAATTTCATCAATCCCCCTAGCCATTCCAGATACAAATTCTACATTTAAATCTTCCGATACTAATTGTTTCCCAAATAAAAGAAGATCCTTAAAAATTATATTGTATATTTGTATATTATATTCTTCTCCATTATTTGGAGGAACATTATGAAACCATTTTTCGATATTTGCGTGTCCGACAACAGCCACTCTTTTCATGTTTCACCTCGTGTTTATTTTAAATTTAAGATATTCCCAGATATACTCATAAATCAGATATACACTAAATTTCAATATAAGATCTATGATTAATACCCCAATTAATACATTTACATTTCCTGTAAAAAAATAAGCTAAACTCCCCAAGACCATAGAAGAAAAAATTCGATAACCGAATGTTTTTAATAATTTTTCAGAAAATTTAGATTTAGGAACGTCAAAAGAAACTATATTTAATAACATTTTAATACTGTCTTCAATGGATGGTAAATTTCCCAAAATATAAGGATCGTTATCATCTTCTTCAAATACACCATCAATTCCTGTAAATTCTTTAATTTCACCTTTTATAGCCTTTTCATACATTCCTTTAACATCTCTCTCAATACAAATTTTAAGAGGAGTGTTTACATATATCAAATAAATATTATCAATTTTATTTTTTAAAATTTGGCGTATTTCTTTTGTCGGGGCAACAAAAGAACATATAACATTAATTCCATATTCATTTAATAGCTGGCAAACATTTGCAATTCTTTCTATATTTCTCTTTCGATCTTCATCTGAAAAACCTAGATCATTATTTAATCGTTTACGAATATCATCGCCATCTAAATGAACAATACGAATAGAATTTTTAAACTTATTAAAAATTCTTCTGGCAATAGTAGTCTTTCCTGAACAAGGGAGACCATATAAAAATATGGTTTTACCTTTCATTTAATAATTCTCCCTTCCGAATCGCTGTGGCACTAATCTTTTCTATTTCTTCTGATAACCTAATTTCTCGAATTTCATAGCCTACTTTCCTACCATAACATACGGCTTCAATATCTACGATAGGAAATATTATCATCTGTCCGGAATTGATTTCTTTCTCAAATTCTTTTGAAAACATCTGCATACGTTCTTCGATAGAATAAGGATCACTTTCGGAAATTGGTGTATCTCTCAATCCAACAGCTACATTTTTTCCTTCATTTAACACAGAACGTATAAGAGTAATATGTCCTTTATGTAAGGGTTGATAACGCCCAATAAATAAAGAATATTTTTTATGTACATCCATTCTTATTTACCTGTATAATTTTTCTTTTATTTTTTTCCAAATAGTTGTCTCACCGGTTTCATTAGAATTTTCTTGCTCTACCAAAACTGTCTGTGTTGGCTCAGCTACAGGATTAATCCCAGTTTTCACATATTCAAATTTAACAGAAATATCTTCCATTACCCATGCATCCATCATAAAATCTTGTATGTACTTATAGGGAAGATATCCATATCCATTTTGTCCCCACCGAGGAGACCATGAATTTTTAAATTTAAATAATTTTCTTCTATCATCGTATCCCACAACAGCAACAGCATGACCACCGTAATACATCCAAGGATTTCTAGGATATGGAACAATTCCGGAAGGACCAGGATTAAAAATTTCTTCAAAACAAACGATTCCAATAACGACCGGGCCCTTATCATATAAGGCATATTTTAATTCAGGAATTGATGTTATTCGATAATATTTTCCTCCAAAATTCCATCTCGCAATTAATTTCGCCCACGGCTTGGCTTCCCCCTTCTCTCTATCATTATAAACCCATCCTTCTTCTGGAGGAACACCCTGCTTCTGCAAGATTTTTAATACATATCGTAAACTTGTGCCCTCTTCATTTGGCCAAGGATCAATTTCTTTAGCTTTATAATAAAGCCATTGTTCACTTAAATCGTATTGATCATTTTCTCGTCTATAATAACTTCCTTCTTTAATTTCTCTAAGATATTCCTTCCTCTCCTGCCATTCTTTAACAGCAGCTATTGCGAAGCCCGTACACGATCCAAGATTTTTCTGGTCTTTGACAGGACTCATTTCAGAAGTATAATCAACAATATTAGGAAGATTTTCTCTTATCGGAACATAACTACGTAAGATAAAATCTCTTTCGTCATTATCATCAAATCGATAATTTAACGATTTACCAAAGATATCATATGATTTAGAACCTAAAGGTTTTTCAATTTCAAAATCAATATTATCCGAACGCTTTAGATATTTAATATGATTAATTGTGTCTTTGTCTGTTATTTCAACGATATCTCCTTCTTTATAAAAACGACCTTTAATTACAGAATTTGTTTTTAATCGTATTTTCATAACGATTTCCTCATATTATAAAAGATCTATAATGTCTCGATCTTCCATCAGATCATTAATCAAATTTTTTTCTTCTTCGGATAAGACATCAGTTTTCTTTCGTTTTGTTTTTTTACTTTTAGATTTTTGCAAAGAATCAGATAGTTGATTTGTTTCAAACAAATTCAGAACTTTTTCTAATAGAATTTGATTTAAAACTTCAGGATTAATATCTTTTTTATTCTTTGATTCTGATTCGTTATCATTAGGTAAATTTTCTTTTTTTATTACATTTTCAATTTTTTCTGCGGTCTTTTCGAGATGTGTTACTTTATATTTAATACGACCCCATATATAAATAGCAATCGCAATAGCTTGAGCTAATGTAGTTAAAATCTTATCTAATTGAGATGAAATGTTTCCTACATCTGGAACATTAAAAAATTGTCCAGATGTTGACAGAATCAAAAACCCAATAACCAACCAAAATTCAGAAGTTTTAATTCCTCTTGTCAATGTTTTCCAGTCCATAATTCTCTCCTCTCTTTTCACAAAATTTGATTTTTAGAATAAAACCTTTGAAAATTTCGGTTCTTCAATTGAATGTTTATAATTCATCCAATCATTTTCAATTTCTTCGAAAAGATAAAATTTAGCGTTGAAATCTTTAAGTGCTCCATTGTCTTCATTTAATGTAGCCTCAATTATATAACCTCCAATTGCCGGAACCAGACCCTTCCGCCTCAAATAATTTGTAGATCCTTCGAATGTTCCACACTGCATTCCACAAATTCCACCAAATAATGCTTGCATTTGAACATGTAAATGCCCGGCAAAGAAAAATCTCAAATCCGCACAATCTTTAGAACAATTAGATAATTTATAAAGTTCATCGATAGTGACTCTTTCGATTCCTTTCTGAAGACGATAACTTAATGCATAGCTATTTCCACCTGATGGATGCCAAAGTTTAGCAGAAACATTTGGAAGGATTTTAATTGTAGCTTCATCAAAACCTAAATAATGAATATCATCTCTATTATATGATAAAAATCGAATAGGATTATGACCTGTTTGTTTTATAAAAGAATAGTCATGATTCCCACCGATCATATACCATTGAAAACCTTTTGGTAGATTCAAAATACAAGATTGTTCTTGTTCATCCGCCCCCAAAGCATACAAATCCATTTGTTGGCCTGGATAAACATTATGTCCAGCTAAAATATCCCCTGCCACTAAAATATGCTCGACTCCCCTATGTTTACATATTTCAGCAAATTTATTTAAAGCTGTAATTTGACAAGCAGATGATCCAAAATGTAAATCCGAAACAACTCCGAAAATAATTTCTTTATCGTTAACTAAAGGCTTTTCATATTTTTTATCAATATCATGATGGATTGTCTTTTCTAAGGAAACCATAAAATTGGTAACAGCAATCTCATGGCCATGCTGTCGGTATTCATTAATAATATTTGATAAAACTTCTGGTGAACATTTTAAATTATTACATAGATCTATTACACTAATAGGTTGTTTTGAGGATTCTAAAATATCAAAAAATAATTTCTTTTGACGAGTATATAATTTATTTTCTTCTGAAAAACTATTCACCATGCGTTGTTTGACTTTACTAACATATTTTCTAAATTTTTTAATATCTTGTACGACTACACTTTGAGGAAAATGCCTCCGTGCCATTATCATTAAATTATCTATATCTTCATCTAAATGATTTTTAATAAATTCAGAAAGCGTCAAATAGTATCCGTTCATGTTTTTTCTCCCTGGTAAAAAATTATAATCGTGTCACGGAAAATCTATGTAATTGAGTGTTAACAGACTCTAATTTAATTCCTACATCCGTAAAATTTGTGATATTTGAATCCGTATAATTAAGCGTAGTAATCAAAGTATTATCAATATAAATTTCTAAAATTTGAGGAGCAGATGACCTATCTAAAATAAATTTTAGATTTTGTAAATTTGCATTATCTAAAGTATTTCCAATAGAGACATTATTAGTTATATATGGAATACCTCCATGCCATAAAATCACGTCCATTGTAGATATATCAGTTCGAACCTTTGCTGTCAACCATGTCGTATCTTTATTGATCGATCCAATAATACAAGTAAATAATTTCTCATTAGAAAGATCAAAAGAAATTTCATATTTTAGTTGTGAATTTAAATTAAATTTGTCAATCCACAAAGTTGTCGAATTTAAACTCGTCGTTATAAAACCAGAATTCATATTAACATTTTGTGGATCTATAAGATACCAACTATGCCCCGTTTCGGTAACATGTTTGGTTATATCATTTTCTGTGTTGTCGAATATAAACTCATCTGAAAAAATAGGACCATTTGGATCATATACGCCCATCGTATAATTTTGATACGTAAATGAGGAAGGCCCACTCTCTGCCAAAATTGAAATTTTATATCTTCCGATGTCACTTGTCGATGTGACCCATGTAATTAATCCAGAAGTAGAATCAATAAACATATCCTGAGGCGGATTTACCAAACTATACACAATCTCTTTATTCTGTGGATCTGTCGCCTCAACATCATACGTATAAGTATTACCAGCTTGGATAAATTTAATAGGAGTTGAAGTAATTTCTGGAGGATCAATAATAGAATAAATACGGACTATATCATTCATCCAAGGACAATCTAAAATTTGATTTGAATCGAAATCAAGCCATCCGTGTGCTTGTAACGCATACGTTAACAAACCATTCGAATCAAATTCGGATTCTTCGTATATAGGATTATCTAAAACATCAATTTCAACAGTATTAATTTGGACACTCTGATTTATATAATTTGCGCCAGGATTTAAACTAGATCCTATACCTGCATATCCAACCCCATAAATATAATTCGTAATATTAGTATCTTGGATCATGTCATATTCAAAATATTTTGTTCCATCAACATAAATTATAAATTTTCTATTTATTAATTCTGCCCTAAGTTCAAATGTGGATGTCGAGATTGGAATATAATCAGGATGTGAATAAATAATTTCTTCTGTTTGTCCAGAAAATTTTTGAACAATCCATATTTGAATAGATTTGGAAGTTCCTGAATAATATCTAAATTTCACTCCATAATATTCTTGATCTCCTGAAAAATCTCTTCCTCTTAAAATAAGATATCCATATCCATTTTCATCATAGCCATATATGCTTGCAATAACTCTAAAATTATAACCGACAGATGATTTATTATAATATATTGCTGGAATATCGTTATCCGTCTTATCAATTACTTTATTATTATAAATATGTAAATTAGAAGAGCCAATAAACGGAACCCATTCCCCACCATATTCTGTGGGAATATGATTCTGTAATAATGTATTATCTGAATTTGTGAAAAAATCTTTTAATCTATTTTGTTCAATAATTTGACGCTGGCAAGCTAAATATTCAATAGTTCCATAATTTTCAAACATGTCAAATCGATTTTTATCATCACATACACCGATATCAAAATAACTTCCCGTATCTAAAAATTCATAAGGATCTGTGAGCCATCCTTCTGTTGAATCTGGAATACCATTTGTATAATTTTGTTGATAATAGTTAGGTAAACTATCCATGACCAAATAATCATGAATATCGAAATATTCTAAAATACCTCCAAAATCTTCTACAATAACAGATTCAAAAAGTGGATTATCAAAAAGATATGCTAAATCAACTTTTCCTTGGATAAACCTTGATCGAAATGGTTTAAAGAAATTTAAAATATTTTCAATATCTTTAAAAACATATTCACCCCCAACCATAATAGCTCCAATGTTAGGAAAATCAAACCTAACATTAGACATAATCCAATTTACAAGCTCTGTAAATAAATTAACAAGACTATCTAAAGGATCCCCTGTCACAAAAACATTATCTATATATGCTTTTAATTCAGGATTAAAAGTTAATAGTATATCTTTTTCATCAAACCCATCAGTATTTGAAAATAAGTGTCTGTCTAGATTATATGTAAAATAATCTATATATTTTTTATAATTTTCAGCTTTGACAATATTAGCTCGTGTCCCATCTGATTTAGGTCTTGGCCTATCAGTCAAAACAACATATTCTTCGATAATTTTATCGTAATCTTTAGAAGATGCGATTTCAATATCCCCATGATAAAAATTAAAAATATCAATAGGAAGATTTTTATCTCTCTCTTTCGAAGAAATAGGAATTTTCACTCCATATGGCGAATAATCTAAATCTAATCTTTGAAAGTATGTGGCTGCTACAAAATTAGCCCCTTCAGATTCATCAAAATATATTTTATTTTCAGAATGATCGATATATCTAACAGTTCCATATCCTAAATTTGTATCAGAATCATCAGTCAATAAAATTGGTTGACCGAGCATATCATCAGAAGCGGTAAATCCATACGGAACTATAGTAGAAAATCCATTTCTAATTGTTAAATTTAATTCTTCTTGAACATATTTTTTAAAAGCATATAACGTTCCCATAAATAATTCTAATAATGATAAATAAATTCCTGTGGATGATTTGATAATCCTATATCGTGTTACATAATCTTCAAACGAATCCGATGCTCTGATTATATTTATAATCGTAGCCGAACTTCCATCAGAATTCGTAATAGTCTCCCCAAGATTCATTGATTGAGCATCGGAATCCGGAATAGCTAAACGAGTATATGATGACGACAAAATAGTTGTTGATATCCCGCTTTGGCTTGATGTAATCGTTTCTCCAATTTTAAATTTTCCAATTTTTGTTGTGGGATCAATAATTAATTGGGCTGATGTAGCTTCATAATATTGAATATGAATTAAACGATTCAGAATTGCTAAAGTACCTTCTAAAATTTTTTGAGAATAATTGGGACGGTATGAAAAATAAGGAGTTTTAAACGGAATTGAAATCTCATTGTTATCAATGAGACTTTTCATTTCATCTTTTGAAAGCATCCAATGAGAATCACCAGAAATTACATCCTCATATTGTAAATCTGGCCATTTCGTTGCCGTACTCGTATCCGTACTGACAGTTTCAGATTTAAAAACAAGATCATAATCTCCATATCCACCAGGAATAGCTGCCAACCAATATTCAACTAAATCAACATCGGTAAATCCCAGAAATTCTAATAATTTTATAATGGTATTCGCAGTTCCTTTACCCTTATAAAGTGTAATTAATTCTAAAAGAAATTTTTGTTTTGTAAATAACGGCCTATTAATAAAATTATATCCTAAACTTAATAATAATTCATCTAAGGCATCTTCTGGAAGGGCGTATACGTCGGAAATATTGCTTTGGAGAGATGTTAGGGTTTTATGTGTCGAATACCAATCAATTAAAAATTTTCTTAAGCGTTTATAATCTTCAGATGAATGAACAATCTGATCCAATACATTCGTAAACAAATCTTTAGCTTTTGCACGTTCAGACTCAGATAAAATTTTAAAAACGTCTTCTAATTCTAAAAAATTAGATTTATCTTTTAGATATTGAAATATCGCTAGGAGATCATCAACAGTAAACACTTAGTTATTCTCCTCTAAATAAGATTTTTCACTATAATAATTAAAAATTAATTCCATAATATATGCTTCATAAAACGTTGTTAAAAGATTTGTACCAGAAGACATAGGGTAATTCCAATTCACTTTTTCTATTGATTTATTCGCCATGAAATCTAAATAAATATACATTAATTTCCCTAATTCGGTTAAATTATCAAAATTATATCTTGATTTTAAATAATTCGATTCGGCAATATAATCATCTTCTATATATCCGGTTTCAAAATAATAAGAATTAGAAAATAGAGGCGGCCCATCTTCGACATATCCAGATAAAATATAATCACCTTCTATATACGGCGAAGATCCAGTTTTAAATCTATGAATATCATATAATAAAGAAACATCCGTTTGTGAAATTCTAAAAACATTATATGTTCCATTTATATCCGGAATAAAATATCTTGCTTCTTTCGGATATAACATTGCATGTCTTAAAATATTTTTTGGCCATAATTTTCTATCGGTCACTTCAGAATATAAATAAGTAAATTTATCAGAATTCCAATTTTCATTAAATAATAATTCTATAAAAGAAAGTGTTGAAAAACCACGTTCGACATAATCATCCGCGAAATAACCATTTTCAATATATAATGTGATATAATCAAAATAAATATCGTTCACATTAACATTAATTGGGTTTGGATAATGTTTTTTATTTAATTTCGACTTACGAATAAATTGATCAATCCAATACATCAAATCAGGAAGGATAACTTTCCCTTCGATATCGATAATCTGTTCAGGTAAGATATATTGGTTCTGATCAATTATATAATCGGGAAGAATATAGGCCATTTTATCGTGTTTTCCTCATAAATTCAATAAAAACCTCGTCACCCCTTTGTTCTCACCCTAAAAATCTCCCCCCAAGATCTAATGATAATAATTGGCTCATTAGATCTTGGGGGGAGAATAAATATTAAATAAAACTATCAAAAAATATTACATTTTTTCACTTAAAAACATATAAATATCTGATAATACCTTCCGTAATTCTTGTTCGTTACTCCGAGCTTCCATAATCATACGATCAAACCGACGGCCTTGAAATAATTGATTTAATTGTAATTGAAGTTGATGATCGACCATCATTCGAATGTGATTTCTGACAGTAACAGCCTTCCGACGTAATTCCTGATAATCTTCATTTTTTTGAATATCTTCTAATGACATTCCGAAAAAAATTTCACTAAGATTCATAAATTCTTCCTCCTTTTTCAAACATCCTATATTAATTTATTTTAACACAATTTTTCTCCAATTAGAAACTCCATCGAATTCATATTCGACAACAGTTCCATTTGTTGATAAAGTTTCTGATCCAGTTTGTCCGTTTATTGTAGAACTAGCAGGATTTACTGTTATTGGGTTTGTTGCTGCATAATTTCCCCAGTCCACAATACGTATTTTAAACCCTTCCTCAACTTGTTGTTCCGCTAAATACACAGTCATCGACCCGGATGTTGTATCGCAATAAACAGTAGCCTGTGTTTCTATCCAATATGATCCTGGAGATGAAATATAACGAACAATTTTACCATTATTATTAGACACATTAAATTTTGTGGTCCCTGCATATCCGATACAATTCTCTAATAATGGAGAATATTTCATTCTTAAAAATTCATCGCCAACGTTCAAAAAAGTACAACTCGTAAATTTACATTTGATATTATTATACATATATGAATAAAAAACATTATTACCAGCCGGATTGCTATCAAAAACACAATAAAAATATTGTCCACCTTGCGATGGAACATTAAACGTTGGGAAACGAAAATATGAATTTTCAAGTTTACTTAAAGGAGGAATATATACATGAATACCGACAAAATAACATTCATTCATATATCCATTTATTCCATCTTCACTCCAATTTAATTCATATGCACTCGATCCGTTCGGATCTAATTCAACATAAAGTTTCTTCAAAACAGGATTAATTAGCCCAGATCCATATCCGACAAAGAAAGAATCATCAATTTTACATTGCATTGTTAAATTTTTTAAAATTAAATTTTTATGTGCAACTTCAATATCTACATTATTATAAGTCTGTGTTGGCCCCATATAAGGAATTGATATTTGAAGCCAATTAGAGCCGACATCAATAATTTCATACCATCGATCTAATTCAATAATCCACCCAGCTTTAACGCCCCAAGTTTGAAAATTAAGGTTTGATGGGGCATTTAAAGTTACAATATCCGTTCCCGATGTTGTGTCCACATTACATGAAAACCGATGCCTAGACCACTTAAAATATTGATTTGTTGCGGAACTAACAACATTTCGATCTAATTGAATTTGATTTGAAGCTGGGAATCCGGTGACTCTAAACCACCATAGTGAGGGTTCTCCACTTAATTGTATAAAATCTCCAATCTGGATACCTTCAGTTGTATAATCCCATCCAGATGTCGTCACCGTAATAATATTACTTCCGGCCGTACTATTATATGTTGTCAATCCACCAGGTCGAAATTTATCACACACTTCAAATAATATTCTATAATCGCTAAATTTAAAAATTGTTTTTCTCATATCCTCACCCATTAAGATAAACGGCTGATCGGGATCAACAACATAATCTGCGGTTAAAGTATGTGTCCCGTTTCTTAAATATAAAGCCTGTTCTCCAGCCGCAAAAGCTGAATTAATATCAGAATAATCTCCTCCAGGCCCTACAACTTTTAAATTTTGTGATTGAGCTAATAGAGATTTATGAATATGTGTCTGTAACGCTCCTTTACTTTCGATAACAAATTCAGCTCCTTTAATATAAGCCATATTTTTTCTGAACTCCTTTATTTTTTTTATTTTTTAAATAATAAACCAATTTGATCCATCATTAATCAAGGTCACTGAGCTATAATTCGTATTTATCGTAATAGAACTTTGTCCGTCGATTAGAGCACCATCCCCTGTGTTAATTGTTATATTGTTTGTCGCAGCATTTCCATTATCTTTAATAGTATAAGGTGTATACGGAGGCATATTCCATAAATATAGCGTCTTTGTAACTGGTATCGAACTTGTATCGACCAATTCCGTCACGGTCCCAACACGACCAGTATTTGGACCAAATAAACTTGTTCCAGTTGGGGTGCCTACAATACCGACAATTCCAGTTGTATATATCGGCTGGTCCATAGTAAGATTTCCAAGAACAGAACATACTGGATTATTTTGAAATTTATATTTCGTCATAAAATAATCGCCGCCATCAATACTAGAGTCTGTAACGACCCCTAATGCATAAATGCTTCCGTCAGAAAAATCTAAATCAGCACTCTGAGAATAATTTTTATGGACTACTCCGAGGCCATTTGGAATTCTCATATCATTAGCTTGAACACTTCCTTCAATCATTACGTTATGAAAAAATGACTCTTTATGAACTCTTCCCCAGTTCGCTGTATAACCAAAAAAGGATCCCGAAACATAATTAATATATTTTATTTTAACATTTCTAAATTTTTGAATCCAGACGGCCCAATCATCTGTTGAACTGTCTTTTATGAATGTAGTCCAAACGGCAGCATCACATGTACAATCGAAAGTTAAATTATTACATGCCAATACTGGAGGATTCCAATCCTCCTTAAAAATATGAACATTGTATGTATTATCGTTCTGATTAAAAATATATAAATCTGAATTGAAGGTTAAAGACGTACTATCTACGGCAGTTATGACCGCGTAAGGTGCTGATGTAGACGTCTGTCTAGCAGGCTGCCCAAATGAAACGACGTCATTAACTGAAAATAATGTTGTAAAATCTGAATAATTCGCAAAATTTTGAATTAACGAAACTTTTTTTGAAGCAGACGAATATGAATAATCATAACCTGTTAATGTTAAATTTGTCGGAGGAGTAATTCCTGAAATATCAAAAACAGACGTTGAAGCATCTAAAACCGGTTGAATAATAATATCGTCAGATTTTTCACTTAAACCTTCTAAAACTAATACATCTCCATCGTTTAAAACAACCGTGCTCCAACTATATGTCCCAGGAGCGATTAAAAGTTTCTTTTTTCCGGCGGAAATTGCATCCGGAATATCTAAATAATCTCCTCCACCACCAGCGTCAACGAGAGCGTCATATTTTTTATCATACTTCGGGGGAGTTGATACCGAACCAAATTTGTAAGTCATTTTTACTTTCTCCTTTATTATATGGGATTAATTATCAATTTTTTAAATAATGAACCAATTTGATCCATCGTTAACTAAAGTAACTGAGCTATAATCCGTATTAAGAACAATCGATGTTTGACCATCGATTAAAGCCCCATCCCCTGTGTTAATCGTTATATTGTTTACTGAAGCATTTCCACTTATGTCTTTGATCGTATATAGAGTATATGGCGGAACATTGGATAAATATAATGTTCTAGTTTGGGCCCCGTAAGTTGTAGCTATAAAATCAGTTTTTATTACCGTTCCTTCCGAAGAGGTATTAGATAAAGATATCGTTCCGTCTGGTTTTCCAACCATTCCATTAATTTTATTTGGGAAAGACCCACTATCCATGGTAAATGAACCCAACATTGAAAAAACAGGAGCACTATATTGTTTATATTTATTATCTGGGGTATCCCCGCCATAGAGCCAAGAATCTGTAATTACACCAATTCCATAAAATCCACCGTCTGAAAAATCTAATTCAGCAGTTCTTCCATAATTTTTATGAATAATATGGAAACCTCCTGGAATTCTCATACTATTTTCGATTTTTCCACCTTCTATAAAAACATTATAAAAAAAGGAATCTCGATGTACACGACCCCAATTATTAACATAATTAAATTTTGCACTACTAACAAAATTAACGTATTTAATATTAACATTTGTAAATTTTTGAATCCAAACTGACCAATCATCATTAGGATCATCATAAACAAACGTTGCCCATAAATTGGGCGTATCACACGTACAATCAAAAGTTAAATTTTTACATATTAAAGACGGAGGGGTCAAAGTTTCTTTAAAAATACTAATATAATTTGAATTATCATTTTCATCAAAAAAATACAAATTTGCGTCAAAAGTTAATGATGTACTATCAAGAGCGGTAATCGTGGCATATGGTGAAACACATGCCGTGTCATGAGCCGGTCGACCAAATCCGATAATATCGTTTGCATTAAATAAAGTTGTAAAATCTTGATAATTTGCAAAATTTTGTATTAAAGAAACCGTTTTTGACGCTACACTATATGAATAATCCCCTCCAATAAATTCCACACCTGTTATATTGTTAATTCCTGAAATATCAAAAACATAGGATGTTGAATCCAAAACCGGTTGAATAATAACATCATCAGGTTTTTCACTTAAACCTTCTAACATTAAAAAATCGCCGTCATTTAAGACGACTGTATTCCAACTATATGTCCCAGGAGCGATTAAAAGTTTCTTTTTTCCAGCCGCAATGGCGTCTGGAATATCTAAATAATCTCCTCCACCACCAGCATCAACAAGAGCATCATATTTTTTATCATATTTAGATGATGTTCCAGAAAAGCCAAATAAATATGTCATTTTTTAATCCTCACTATAATTATAATTATGTTTTATTTAAATAATATGCCACTTCCCACCTATTCCAATAAGAGTCAAAGCCCCATAATCAACATCGAATGTAAATGTAAGTTGACCATCAATAGTTTCATTTCCGGAAGGATCAATTGTTACAGGATTTTGAAAAATTGTTCCGCTTATATCTTTTATTACTAATTTTCGAAAACCATAAAGGTCAATAGATGGCAATGTAATAGTCCCAGAAGCAGAAAAATTCAATAAAACTATTTGATCATCTATTCGTAATGTTTCAGATCCCGTAACCGTTCTTATTATTGGATTTTCTTCTTGACCATAATATCCAGAAATACTATAAACTTTAGAATCGACTGTATTCATAAACGTTCCATAATTTCCTTTAGCGACAAATCCTTTCAATCCCAATTCTCTCCAATCTAGTATATAAGCGGTAGCATTTTGAAAATTACAGTCTATCATATATGATGCAGAATAACCTAAAAAATTAGTTAAAATTAATGCTGTTTCAGTATTTTTATCAAAAATAGAATTTTTCGCACCCGCAAAATATTGAACTCTTACATTATTAAATTCGCAATCTTCAGCCACAAAATTACCATATATTGAAGCATTTGAGGTTGAATGGAATTTACAATTTTTAACAATATATTCATCAACTGGCCATGCATCATAATCAAAATTACCAATATTGTTAAATATAACATTTTCAAAACGAATTTTATTAAAATATGGATAATTACTAAAACCTAAAAATTCATTAGTGGTATCGTTAAATGTAATATTTAAATTTTTTAATATGAATGTTAACGCATTTGCAGATTTAGCTGTCCAAAAATATTGTATTCCCATATCTTGAATATTTTCTGTGAATGGAAATTTTTCATTAATTTCAACATATGTCGAAGTTACAGATTTAACTGTATATTTTCCGAATAAATAAGCATTATCATATTCAGAACCTAAATGAAGAATATCTCCCACCGCAATATTAGTGGTATAATCCGCAGCCGTATATATTCTATTTAGACTAATATCTATAGCGGTTCCTGTTGCAACTATCGTTCCTGAAAAGACTCCGGTAGCCGTTGAACTTGTGAAAGTCGATGATGTCGGAGTATTTACTGTAATATTTACATTTTCTCCAAGACCAACTATTTCTAAAGAATCTCCGTCCGAAAAATCAAATAATGTATCGATCCATACATAATTTCCATTTTTTAAGCCAATTTTTCTATGACCATTTTGAATGGCAACTTTAACCGCATCTGTGCCATCTATAGCTGCATCAACGATGATGTCTAAAGAATCTGCTAAATATGTATCTATATCCGTAATTCCTGCTTGAACATTTGAAGACCGAACAATTCCTTTAAATGATGCTGAATTTAATGAAATTTCTCCAGCATTATGCCCATGGGAACTTAATGTTTCTAATGCGGTTTGAACATCTACATCGGAAGTCGAAAGAATCCCAGAAAATGAAGCCGTGTTTGTTGAAGTTTGAGCGGCTGTATGACTATGATCATCGATAGTATTTAATGCATTTTGGATATTTGTGTCCGCCGCAGATAAAATACCATTGAATGTTGTCGTATCTGTAGAAATGGCTGAAGCGTTTGGTGCGGCATGAGTATGATCATCTAACGTATCTAAGGCTTTCTGAATATCAGTATCCGCGGAAGAAAGAATTCCGTTAAAATTCGTTGTTGATGTGGCAACTCCAGAAGCATTTGGAGCAGGGTGTGTATGATCATCCAAGGTGTCCAAAGCTTTTTGAATATTAGTATCTGAAACTGAAAGAATATTATTAAAATTTGTCGTAATTGTATTGATAGATGTTGAATCTATAATATGAGTATGATCATCTAGAGTCTCTAATGCCGTTTGAACATTCGTATCAGTTCCTGATAAAATATTATTAAAATTCGTAACATTCGTAGAAATTACATTGGCCGCAGGAGCCGGATGTGTATGATTATCGATTGTTTCTAAGGCAAATTGAACATTCGTATCAGCAGAAGATAAAATTCCGTCAAAGTTTGTCGTAACAACAGTAGTGGATGAAGAATCATGAGTATGATCATCTAAGGTTTCTAAAGCGGATTGAACATCTACATCAGAAGAAGACAAAATATTATTAAAATTCGTTGTTTGAGTATAAATCGCTGAAGCGGGATGATCAGGATCATTTAGACCTGATAATGTTCCGTGATCGGTTGCGACATATGTCGATGTTGGTAAAAGTGAAGCATTTCGAAAATCCGCTACATCGTCGATTCGTGCTTTAATCGTATTCGTTGCTACAGTTGATGTTTTATAAATTATTCGATAAAGAATTTTGGCTTCTGTAAATGGAAATGTTCCTAAATTTAAACTATCCCAAGTATTATTATCAATAGCATCAGTTAATGATGAATCTTCACGTTGCCCTTGAACGGCTTTGATTGGGTTATTAATATCATTTGTCGCAACTATCCAATAGGCTACGTAATAATTATTTGTAGCTTCAACTTGAATCCAGTTCGTACCATCGAAAGAATTATACGCTAAACGGCCCGTACCGGCTGTTCTAGCAACGAAATCAGTTGGGGGGGTCTCATACCATACCCCAGAACCTTCAAGGCTCATAATAGGAATTTGAGCCGGTTTAGACAGGATTTGTTCGAAGGGGTTAGTCGGTGAAATCGAATCCACAATATTATGTTCTAAATCTTCATCAGCAATTTTTCCGCTTGTTAAACCAAATTGTAAATCATTATCAACAGGACTTCCTACAACATAACCAAATAAATCAAGCCCAGACACATAACGTGTCCCGATCGTTGTATGGAGGTATTTATGTGTAGCCCAATCCATAGATAAACCATGACGTTCTTCTAAAACAAAGGCTTCCTGTCTTGAAACATTCCAATAAATAGCTACGACAGGGACGTGTAGAGAAAGATCCCATCTAGTTAAAGAATCTTGAAGATTTCCGTTTGAATCAAAATATATAAAATGAACTCCATCCTGATCACTAATAACAATACTATCTGGCGAAGTTTTTGTAATTTTATTTCCATAATACCAAATATCAAATGATCCAGAAACAGGTTGAATTGTAAATGTTCTAGATGTCGAATCAAATGAATATTGTGAATCTGTTAAATTCGGAAACCCTGTCGGTTCCCGCATAACTTGCATGGTTAATGTAGTTTCATGACTATGGTCATCTAACGTATCTAACGCTTTTTGGACATCCGTATCGGATGCAGACAAAATATTATTAAAATTCGTTGTAACTGTCGCGATTCCTGTCGCATCTGTAGAAAAAGCATGTGTATGTGTATCGAGTGTCTCTAAAGCTTTTTGGACGGTAGTATCTGTTGTTGATAAAATTTGAGTAAATGCGGTTGCATCCGCCTTAACATATTCGGCCCCTTTGTTTTTCTCGGCCCATTCATTCATATTATCTGCATAATTGACTAAAGACTGTGATAGGGCTTGTTCGGCCGCATATGTAACCCATCCGATTGGAATTGACGAATCAAATGGTCCCATTATAATACCGTCATTCCAACCAATATCGGTTGGAGGGGTTCCCTCATCGTCAAAAACAGCTCTGACCCATCTTTGTGTTCCAGATGGAGGACCTTGAGTATCTAAAGATGTAATTTTAAATCGGACATAATTTTGAGATCCCAAATCAAAAACAATCACCGAATTAACAACAATGTCGTTAATATCTCCGTTTGAAACTGGGATATTAACCAAAACATCCCACGTATTTGTGTCGATATTTGTTTTGTTATAAATTTGAAAACGGGCGCTTAATTTACGTGCCATATTAATCAGACCTCTCTATTTTTTAATTATCTGACAACGGTTGTATTTAATCGTACAACATAAGTTACACCATTTGTTGAACCGACCCACCAAACTCGGTCATGAACTGTAGAATCTTTTCTGACAGCAAAACTTTCAATAACCCTAGGAGCGGCTGAAATATTCCAAATCGTAATATCTGGATATTCAAAATTAACATCGCTTGTATTTCCTGGGTCACATACAATTTCAACTCTTTGACCATTAGAAACAAATTTAATTTTCGCTCCTAATAATGTAACTCCAGCAGGAATCGTAAAGGCCCCAACTTGAGGAGTTCCATCCGTCCAGGTAAAATCAACTCCGGGGCCGGTCGCTTTAATTTCACAATCCGCATAACTTGAAGCATTATATACTTGAATTCCAGACCCACCGCCTCCACTCTGATCAACATAAACAATATTCCCAGAAGTAGAGTCATAAGCTAAAACACGTCCATCGGCTATATTCGTGTTATCAACTGTGACCCCTTGAATTCTATCAGCATTCCATTGAGCCGTGTCTTTTCCAACTTGAGTTGCTGTCACTGAGTGTGGATTGTTCGTATCAGAAATATGAGAATCGTAAGTAGTGTGAGTATGATCATCTAATGTTTCTAAGGCTTTCTGAACATCTGTGTCAGATGTTGAAAGAATTCCGTTAAAATTCGTAGTAATTGTATTTATAGAAGTCGCATCGGCTCCCGTAAACGGATGTGTATGATCATCTAATGTTTCTAAGGCTTTCTGAACATCCGTATCCGAGGCCGACAAAATATTATTAAAATTCGTTGTAATTGTTGCGATTCCTGTCGCATCGGTTGAAAATGCGTGAGTATGATCATCTAACGTCTCTAAAGCCTTTTGAACATCTGTATCGGTTCCTGAAAGGATATTATTAAAATTCGTTGTTGTTAATGTAATTTCAGAACCTGAGTGACTATGATCATCTAATGTTTCTAAGGCTTTCTGAACATCTGTGTCAGATGTTGAAAGAATTCCGTTAAAATTAGTCGTGATTGTCGCTATAGCTGTAGCATCATTTGAAACCGTATGAGTATGTGAATCTAGAGTTTCTAAAGCTTTCTGAACATCTGTATCGGTTCCTGAAAGGATTCCATTAAACGTGGATGTATCAACAGATACGTTTCCAGAAAGAACCGTAAGACTTGACGAATCAATAAATGAAGCGTCTAATAATCCATTAACATTTGTTTTAATTGGTTTATTTGCATCTGATGTTCCAGATGACACATCGATAAAATCAGACTTCGCATAAACATACGAACGAACCGCATTGACTGTCGGATATAACGTATCGCTTGGAGAACTCATATCTCCTGTCTTATTCGTTGTTTCTTCAAGTCCAGTAACAGCTCCAGTCCGTCCATTGACCGAAGTTACGGATTCTGTATTATCAATTTTAACCCATTGATCTCCCTCAGAAACAATCCAGTCACCAACTTGCCAATCTGAAATTCCGTTAATGTTCGTATTACCAGCTACGTTGACACGATAATACCAACCCTTGTTTGACGGGTCAGCTACGGGAATATTAGGAGTATTGGTTGACGCATTCCACGTTCCCTGAAATTCTAATCCAGAAACCACACTATCTGGAAGTTGGGATGTTGGGACTTTTCCGTTCGAATCTAGTGTAGCAATTCCGTTCGCAATTCCTTTTTCTGTTGAATCGATTGCGCCGATATCGGCCGGAGTAATAGGATCAGAACCGTTTGAAAAATGTGTTGACGCGTGTGATAAAGGAGATCTAGCATCAGTCAATCTAGGATCAGAATCGGTAACATATCGGTTGGAGGCACTAGGCGATCCATTAGTGCCCAATAAAGCATTCTTTTCGTCGGTTGTCGGAAAACGAGAATCAGAAGCTAATGCGTATTCACTATGTCCATGATCGTCTAATGTTTCTAAAGCCAATTGAACATTAGTATCGGCTGAAGTTAAAATATTATTAAATGTATTCGTATTTACTGTCACAGAATCGGCCGTAGATACTGAAGTCGTATCATACATAGTCGGATCAATTTTTCCATCTGATCCTAAGACAATTGGCTTCCCTGCATCTGAAACCCCAGAAGAAGTGGAAATAAATTCAGATTTAAGATAATAAGATGAATCATGATTGTGTGATGTGATTTGATTATCTACGTATGTTTTTACAGCATTTGTAGTCGGATAAAATATATCACTTTCATTTCCTAAAATTGATGTTTTTTTATTTGCTTCGATCTCAAGACCAGAAATAGCTCCTGTCTGTCCATTTACAGAAGTCACAGATTCTGTATTTTTAACCTGATCCCAAGATGTTCCGTTTGAAATAATCCAGTCTCCAACTCCCCAATCTGTAATTCCGTTAATGTTCGTATTACCAGCTACAGAAACTTTATAATACCAACCCTTATTTGAAGAATCAGCTAGCGGAATAGCTGGGGTATTTGTATCAGCATCCCACGTTCCTTTATAGACAACGGCTCCGATAATACTATCTGGAAGTTGTGAAGAAGGAATTTTTCCGCCCGAATCTAAAGTCGCAACCCCACTTGGACTTCCTTTTTCAGATGTGGGAATAGCCCCAGTTTGAGCTGCGGTAACTGAATGTGGGTTATTCGTATCAGATAAGTGCGCTTGAATATTTGGATCGGCTGGTTCTGCCCCAATATCGGCTGGAGTTAACTCATCAGACCCACCGGTTTTATGACTTGCTGCGTGGGCTAAAGGAGTTCTCGCATTTGACATACGAGGATCAACATCTGTTACATATTTATTAGCCGCGCTGGGAGCACCAGATGTTCCAGCCAACGCAGCCTTTTCATCTGTCGTTGGGAATCTTGAATCTGAATCAGAAGCAAACCCAGTATGACCGGAACTCGCATAATCTAAATTAGAAATATTTGAATGGTCGATAGATGTTTCAGCAAAATGTAAAGTTGAATTTCCTAAATGTGAATCAATTTCTGCATGAGTTCGAATTCCAGCCCCAGAAATATTCTGGTGTGAAATTGAAGATTCCGTAAAATGGATAGATGAATCCCCAATATGTGTGTCAATTTGACTATGTGTATTTGTTCCACTATTTAAAATATTATTATGATTGATCGATGTTTCTGTAAAATGGATAGAAGAATCCGCAATATGGTTCGCATACGTTGCGTGTCCGTGGTCATCTAATTTTTCCAACGCAGCTTGAACGTTTGTTTCAGTCGAAGATAATATATTGTTAAATAATGTTGTGTCTGTATTAACATTTATCGCATCTGTCGCTGTCGTTGGAATTAAACTCGGATCTAATTTTCCAGTATTTGTTGTTTTAACAGGTTTACCTGCATCGGATGTTCCGGACGATACTGTTATAAAAGCTGTTTGATCATAATATTCTGTGTGTAAGTGAATTTTATCGGCAGCCCCAATATCCGCTGGAGTAATTTCATCCGAACCCCCAATAGCATGGGATGAAGCATGAGCTAACGGAGTTCTTGCATCAGTCAATCGAGGATCGGAATCAGAAACCGCTCCGATATCCGCTGGAGTAATAGCATCGGTCCCATCTAGAGCATGGGATGCAGCATGTGCGGCGGGGATCTTCGGATCAACAATTTCTGGATCTGTTTTTTCTACAAAATTTTCATCAATTACCCCTTTATCAACATTTGAAGCATAAGATGTTAAAGCGGGACTTAACGCAAATTCTTCTGGATAAGTAATCCAAACGATTTTTGAATTGGGTTTAACAGGATTAGCAATTAATCCATCAGCCCATGAAGGAGTCGGAGGGGTTCCTTCATCATCGGGCTCAATTGTAATCCAACGTTGGGTTCCAGAAATAGGGCCTTGAGAATCTAAAGCGATAACCTTCCAACGAAAATATGTTTGAGATCCTTGATCCGTAATTACTGCCGCACCTATCTCAATATCATTAACATCTCCATTAGCTGGAGGAATATTTATTTGTAGGTCCCAAGTTCCATCTCCATTGTCGATTTTATTATATACGTTAAAACGGGCGCTTAATTTTCTAGCCATTGATGAAATCCTCGTTATTTAAAAATTTTTATCCTGAAACTGATGTAATAAGATTCACCACATATTCAGCGCCGTTGGATGAACCAACCCACCAAATTCGGTCATGAACAGTCGAATCTTTTCGAACGGCAAAACTTTCTATAACTCTTGGATCCGCTGAAGCATTCCAAATAGTTACGCTTGGATATCTGAATGTCAGATCAGATGAATTTCCTGGATGACAAACAACTTCAACTCTCTGACCATTCGACGTAAATCGAAATGTTGCTTGATATAAAGTTACTCCGGCTGGGATTGTAAACGCCCCAACTTGAGGTGTTCCGTCTGTCCACGTAAAATCAACTCCAGGACCGGAAGCAACGATAAAACAATTTGAATAACTAGCAGCGGTATATTCATACAATCCACCCCCGCTACCCCCAGAAGGTGTGGCATAAACAATTGATCCCGAAGCTGAATCATATGCTAAAACATTTCCGTCAGCTTTGTTAGTATCATCAACGGGAACGCCTAAAATACGATCTGCGTTCCATTGAGCTGTGTCTTTTCCGACTTGAGTCGCTGTTACGGAGTGGGGGTTATTTTGATTATCGATATGTAAATCTATTGTTGCGTGACTATACGTTCCAATATTTTGAATATTATTATGGTCTATTGAAGACTCGACATAATGAATAGAACTATCAGAAATATGACTATCAATTTGAGCATGCGTATTTGTTCCAATATTTTGAATATTATTATGATCTATATCTGTTTCAGCAAAATGAATCGATGTCGTATCGACGTGATTATCTAATTGAGTATGACTATACGTTCCAATATTTTGAATATTATTATGATTTATTGAAGATTCTGTAAAATGAATCGATGTATTTGATGTATGATTCGTTAAATCTGTCGAAGATGCGAAACCAGTATGACCAGAATTTGAATAATCTAAATTTGATAAAGAAGCGTGATCCGTTGTTCCACCAGACGCTGTGGATGAAATAACCAATTCAGAACCGCTAAAAGACAACGTAATATTTGAACCTTCTTTGAACGTAAATGTATCTGAAGACGCTCCAGCTATAATTGACCCAATCAATCCTCCGAGACTATTTCTAGCTGAAATCGTTCCAAACGATACAGGAAAATTAATATTTGAAATTTCAGTTTGAACGAATGCTGTCGTAGCAATTATCGTTGAATTGGTTCCAGAGGCTGGTGTTGGGGCGGTCGGTGTCCCCGTAAATGATGGAGAATTAATTGGAGCTGCCCCAATATCTTCTGGAGAAATCGGATCACTCGAACCAGACGCATGAGTTGATGCATGTGGATTTGGATCACGAGAATCCGTCATTCTCGGATCGGCATCTGTTACATATCTATTTGAATTACTTGGAGTTGCATACGTTCCCTGTAAAGCATCTTTCTCGTCTGCGCTAGGAAAACGAGAATCTGTCGATGCTGCAAATCCGGTATGCCCAGAACTCGCATAATCTAAATTATCTAACGCAGAATGATCTGTAATACCAGAAACAGAGCTAATTGCATTTTGAACGAATGCTGTCGTAGCAATTTGTGTCGTATTTGTTCCAGGATTCGCTGTTGGTGCACTGGGAATTCCCGTAAACGTGGGAGAATTTAAAGGGGCCTTCGATTGAAGTTCATTCTCTACAGTAGATAAATCAGTATCCAAGCCCGTCAAATTCCCATCCATTTCATCCCAAGTAAGGGCAGAACCTTTCCCGGTTCTGGTTACAATAGTCCGGATACCCATTATAAAATTCCTCTTTTAAACTATGGAGTTAGTGTGTTTTTTGGTCAATATCACCCATCAATGCTTTGTTCTCACCCCCCTTTTCTATTACATTTTTTAAAAACACAACCTTTCATAATAAATAATATCTTATTTAAGCAATTTGGGGATATGCGACAGGAATTTCGATAACATATTTGGCAGGTTTATCGGAAGGAATATAAGATATACCAGGAAAGGCATTTTTATAACGTTTAACAAGATAACCGTTTCTATCAAAAAAATATATGTCAATAGGAAATCGCATTCCATTTGTGTGGAATGCGATTTCCTTTTCTTCTGGTAATTTAAAAATAAAAATTTTCCCAATTGGGGGATCTGTATAACGCAATAAACCCAATTGAATGTCTTTATGAGTTTCGAAAATTATAATATCTTTTTCAAAATATTGAGATGTAATATCCGTAATATGTCTAATATAATCATCTTCGAAAAATAATTTTTCTAAATATGTTTCTAATAAACTATTCATTAATTATCCACCCATTATAAAATTTTTTATGTCTGATTGATAAATGGTCGCTAAAAGATTCCAAAGACCATGAATCAAAACTGCAAAAACAAACCCTAATGTTTTCATTTTCTTTGGATCAATAGATTTATCACTAATATTCATGAATTTTTTCTGAATAAAAGTTGTGGTTAAATGCATTAAAACAACCGCCGCCCTCAAAGCTACATATATTGGATTTACACTAATCATAATAGATGATAAAAATTCAAAACCAGCAAAAATCCCAGTATATAACCAAGGAATATTTTTTTCAATGCTAACTCGTTTAGCATATTCTTCCGTTAAAGGGGCAACAATTACAGAATAAATATAACTATAAAGCGTATCACCAATTGGGCCAAATGCTAACGTCAAAGCTCTTGTTAAAATCATGAGGATAAACTGGCTGAATAATAGAATATATAATATTGTAAAACTTACTTTAATATTTTTAAAATTATCAACTTTAGCTTTTAAGTTTGCATTTAACCGTTTATAAGATTTTAAACCCTCTTCTGTTATAATAGAACCAATATTTTTAATTAAAATTTTATTATTCAAATCTAGATTTTGATCTGTTTTCAATAACGCTTGCATTCTTTTATAAACATTCTCAGATGCCGATTTAGCATATTTTTCTATGATCTTGGGATCTAAATTTTGTTTCTTTAAATATCGTTTTATTCGTTTAATATTATTTTCTACTGCCTTGTTTACTTTCTCAAAATCTATATTTTTTGATTCTTGAAAATAAAATTCTATTAATGATAGTTTATTTTCCATAAATAAATTTCTCACTTTTTATTTATCAGCCATCTTCTTTATTAATTCTTGTTTCTTCTTCTCTAAATTCTTCAAGTTCTTTTGCATTTTTGCAATCTCTTTTGGTGATGCTCCTTCTTTTTGAGCTACGGATATCGCTTTTTTATAATCTTTTATTGTTTTGTCTAACGCTTCTACTGATTTTTTAAGAGCATCTATTTTCTTTGCCTGTCCTTCCGCAGAACCAGAAGATATCTTTTTCATAATACTGTAGATCATATAGATAAAACTCGCCAGTCCCCCAACAGCCCAAATACCATATGCGATGATAGAAAAAAGAATAACGCCCGGGGGAAATAAAGCTGTACCAAAAATTAAAATCGCCCATCCAGCCAAAATAATAAGAATTGCTCGTACTATGTATTTAATTACTTCCCAGATAACTGTACCAAGGATTCCCTCATTGAGCATTTCGACATCTTCTTTAACCAGAAGCTTTTTCGATCTGGCTTTATTAGCAAGATCTTCAGCTCTCTTAAGGGTTTCTTTTGGAACACCAGCCTTTGTTGCGTCTGCCTTTACTTTGCTAAATAAAGATAATAATTTTCTAAAAACAGACATTCCCTCAGAAGCTTTCATATTGGGAGGAGCTTTCTCCAGAAAAAGTTCAGCCTTTCCAAGATTGTAATAAAATTCAATTAATGCAGTGTTCATTTCTTTTAACTTCTCCTTTATTAGATATTAATAAAATGAAACTAATTTTGTTTTATGTTTTCCCACTCTTAATTTTCTTGAGTAGTGGACTTGAAAGAAACATTCCTGGACTGACAAGTTTCATCTTAATTACATCCCAATTTAATAGCCTAATACCAGCATAGTTACAGGCATATATTTCAATTTCTGAACAATACCATTTATTTCTATTATTCATTTCTTCTTTATTTGTGACGAAACCCATAATCCCTTTATAATCGTATTTTTTACCTTCTTGCTGTCTTTTGAAATAATTAAATTTTTCTAATTGTTCTTGTGTACACTCTAATTCAAAAATATCATAACGAGTCCCTTTCTCATGATAAGATGGATATAAATACCCAACTTTATATCCCTGATATGCTCCATATCCTTTTAAAGTTTCTAAATTTAAACATTGCTCGACATGTGAATATTCCGAACGTGTCCAATATTTAATCAACTTAGAAATAAAACTTTTACCTTTATAACCAGTAAAATATAATTTAGGCATTATAATTTTTCCTCTGAAAATCTAGTTGGGATTATCATAAATATACATTAATCAGTTCAATTTTATTTTTAGAAGAAATGACTGTTTCTAACAAAGGACTTCTATGATTAATGTTTCTATTAGACATTTCATCTACAAGAATTTGATGAATATCTTTCAACCATTTTTTCATTTTTTTACTTGGAAAATCTGCGGCTTTAGCTCCACCCCATAACTGATGAACTCGTTTATGAAGATTCATCAATTCTTGTTTAGAAATATCTTTAACTGAGTTTTTGTTGATATCTGCTAGCCGCATTGTAATTTACCCCATTAAAAATTTTTTATAATTTAGTCACATGTTTTACATCTCGTTGGATCTTTTGGATCTGTAAATCTAAGAAGTTTCTCCCTTACCTTTTGATATGTATCAATTTCTTCTCTTTCTTTTAATGAAAGATCTTTATCCTCTTCTTCGAAACCGGCGATCATATCTTCCATATATGAAGTAAGATCCATTTAAAAATCCCTCCGAAGCTAATTAAGCTTTACTGTTGTGTCTAACATTTTTTTAACTGTTTCGAAGAGACTTTGAATATCAGTCCCTTCTGATAACATTTCAGCTCGTTCAAGAATCATATTTTGAAATCGGGCATTCTTAATACCCTTACTTTCCATAAAGGAAAGTATATTTTCTTTTGTTATTATGTTTGCTTTATTAATATGTTTTTTATCTTTAATATCCGGTTGATTATCCTCCTTAATATTTTTTCTTTTTTTCTTTTTATTTTTCTTTTTTGGTTTTGATTTTTTCTCCAATTCCATTTTTCTTAATCGTTCTTTCACACGCATTAAAACAATATTATTAATTTTCTGTGCCTCTTCTAAATCTTTATCTTTAACAAGTTCATTAGTGTCGTAATCAATTCCATCAAGTGTTTCTTTTTTACCTCCAGATGGTAAAGATTCAAATCCTACGATATTAGCCGATACATTTTCATCGAATTGGTCTATTTCATCTACTGTTACAAAATCATTTGAATTTATTTTAGCCGAAAATTCATCCGTCTCAATATTTCCTTGTTTAATGTTAAAATCATCTTCCCATGGTGTCATATAAAATCCATTTCCATAGATGTCTAATCTTCCTCTAGTAATTATATTATTGTTTAATTTTTCAAAATTTATTACATTATTTAATATAGGAATTTGAATATAAATAATATTATCTCTTATTTGACCTTCAAAACCATATTCAATATCTTTAATTTTAAAACGAATAAAAGCCTTAATATTATCATATTTAATCGTATTGATATTAATATTAAACTTTAATTGTTTGGGAGTTGATGTAAGAATTTCAATCATGTTTTTGTATCCCACGTTCAATCATAAAAAGATTATATTTATCAATAATATTCTGTATCCATTTCGGATGAAGATTTTCTATATCAAGTCGCATTAAAACGGCAGGAGCATTATCCATTCCATGAATTGTTCCATCATGTCTAGCTAAAGTTTTCATATTTAAAATTCTTCTATATACCCGTTCATGTTTTGGATTAAATGTAAATAAAGCAGTTTGAACATTACCGATCATCATTTCTTCAATTGTTGCTAATATTAAACTCGATACAACTGAAATTTTATGACGATAATTATGATCTGTAATGATTCTCCAAGAAGCGGCTAAAATTCTTCCTTCTTGTCTAACTTTTTCTGTTTCTTTGGGAAAGTCGATATCTGTATGTAATTTATTTGGTCCATCTAAAGTCCAAGAAATCGTTCCCAATAATTTGTTATGATCAAAACAACCAATTACCGTAGTTTCTAAAATATTATCTAGATGAGGATATAATGATAAGGATTTATTCGGATTTTCAATTATATAACCCTGTCGTAAATATTCTTCATACGTAAGCTTATAAACAAGATCCAATTCATTCTGATTAATAAATTTAAGAATCAATTTAATTTTCCTCCATGGGAATTTAAAATTAAAAAATCATTCCCATGGATTTGTTATAAGATTATATGTAATATTTATAACACAGTGTGTAAAATTTTTTACAATCTTGGAAAAAATTTTACCAATATCTTTAGTTTTTATATTTTTGAATAAGTTCAAAAAGTTCAATTGTAAACTTATCCATATCTAAATACTGTTTATTTGCAATAATAGCATTTGTAATAACTTTTAACTTTTTTTCAAAATCTGGGTTCTGTTTTGTTTTGGCAATTGGACAAGAACCGTGTTCAACTGGGGGATGAAAAAAACCACATTCAGGACATTCATAAGACATATCGCCATTTCTCCTTTCTAAATTCTAATTAATTAACCGGCATCACTATGTTTGTTTAAATCAACTTTTAATTCAGAAACATCATCTTGCATTTTGTCAATACGCCGATTCACTTCATCTAATTCCTTTTTGACTTCATTGATATTCTGATGAATAAATTCAATAGTAGATGTGTTTTTAATAACTTCTGCTTTTAATTGATCTATACGATTAATTAAATTAAAAATTCCTGGAGAAAAAATTAAAATAGCCGACACCATTGTCCCGATAAGAAAACGAGAAATTACCTTGATCCATTTAAGATCATTGTGTATGTGTTTAAGTGTTTCAACATCTTCTTTGAGTTCATTAATTTCATTTTCAAAAACAGAATGAACTTCACATGTCTGTGGTGTTGCCATAATCAAAGCCTCCAAATTATTTAACCATACTCTTCAATTCATTAAATTGAATTCGAGTATAGAAATGTTCTTTATCCCTAAGTTTAATAATATCACTAGATTTTCCTTTTCGATACGCTGCATGGATCCATCCATTTGGAAACCATTCGGCAATTAATTCATAATATTCTAGTTCATTATAAATATATTCAAGAATATCTATTAACTTAACATCGTCCTTGATCGGAACAAAATCGGCTGCGTACCCAAATAAATGATTACTTGTTATAGATCCTTTAACAAGTTTATTTAATTCTTTACAACGATAACCTGAAGTTATGCGGATTGGACCAAATTTATTTCTTACTGGCTGGAGAAGATTGACAGCTAATTGTTCAATATTTTTGATGACTTTTTTAGGAGGGGTATTATCTATTCTATATCTTATAGCTATTGGGGAGAAAATAAATTCTTTATATTTAAAATTGGGGGCACCGGGGATAGTCTGATTAAAATCAAATTTTACTTTCTTCTTTTCAAATCGAATCAAATATCTCTGAAAAAACTTTTTAAATTTTAATAATCCCATATCACACTCCTCTTATCTTTTAATCGGTTGATCACTTCACCTGGCATTTTACCATTTAAAACACGAATATAAAATCTCATTGATTCTTTTAAAAGTTGATAATTTTCTAAAAATTTATAAATATTATCTATCAACGTTAATTCATACGGTTCAGGATCAGGTTTTTCTTCTAACTGTTCACATAAATTTTTAATTGAATCAATGAGATCTTTAGAATCCGTCTGTTCCATTTCATTTAAAATGGTTTGTAAAAGCATATGTTTGGCCATAATATTTTTTTCTTCTCCCCAATAAAAGATTTATTATTTTATTAAATATCAGATTTAATCTGATTTTTTATATTACGGATAAGATCTCGAAATTCCTGACACTCTTTTGGTAAATCTAATCCTAAATGATTATATAATTCTTCTATCGCTTTCCATAATAGTGCGAATTCTGTGTTCGAATCTAATTTTGTTCGAACGACATTATCTATAACATCTTTTCGTACATTCTGTTCATGAAACCGTTTCTTAATTATCATGAAATTATCCAATTCCTCTTGAAAATGAAGATGTTACATATATTTGTTAAGATTTATTTTCAAATTTCAATAATTGTTGGGAACATATAATAATTTTTATCACGAATAATAGAAACTTCAAATGATACCGAAATGGGACTTTCTAACTTAATAACGGATTCATTTAGAATATAATCTTCATCATCGACTGTCAATATAATCGGAAATTCATTAACTTCTTTTAATTCATCATTTTCTGTAAACACTAATTTAAATTCTTTTGATGTTGGAGTTTCATTTAAAAGCATCAAATTTACATGCTTCTTTTCTTCCAATTTTCCATTTTCATATTTCAAAACAATTCTAGCTTCTCCTGTAATGAGTTCTTGATCAATAATAAAACCTATATAATTATCACGTTCTTTTTCGGGAATTTCATGTCCATTTAAAATATTTTCCAATCCCGTTTCCGTATTATCTATACAATTTATATCATGATATATTACAGATTGTAAAATTTCTCCGGTTATTTTGTTTAAAACAACATGTGATGCCATTTTCTATTCTCCCTTTAATTACCGATAGCAATCCAATTGATGTCAGAAGTCATTCCGGGTAATACATCATACTCTTCAACAAGTGGGCGGCGTACAGATTCTTCATATATTACACCATCTGGACCGCTATACGAAATATCTGGTTCGAAAACTGATGATGGTAAATCATAGCCAACAAAGGTTTTAGAACCTAAATATGCACCTTTAACAACTCTTATAATTAATTTTCTAAAGGTTCTAATAGAAATACTCTTAAATACCTCTAAATATGAATGTGTTCCGGTTAGATTTAATGTTACCTGTGTACCTCTACTGTCATCTCCTAAATATATATGCCATTCATAAAGATCTGATACAATATTTCCATTATTGTCTATCGAAGTTCTTCCTCTAATAATCTCTAAATTAACATGTACTTTGGATGTTTTAGTATTTGTTGTACGTTCTAACTGCCATTCATTTAAATTGCCTGTGGCATACTCCGGAGCATTTATTTTTATATTATATTCAGCTTTTTCTATCAAAGGATCACCATATATTATGTGATACATTCGTGGTTTAAATCCATGTATTGAAAAATTTTCTGCTTTCAATCTTATAGTCTGAGTTCTATTAGACTCCCGAGAATCATATACTTTTGCTTTGGCAATACTTAAAATTAACTTGGGGAATGTTTTAAATGGAGGATTAAATGTTACGGTATCACCATCACCAGCAATTCCTACTTCAATTCTAGATACATAATTTCTAATATTCCATGTTGTCGAACTCGTTGAAGTTCTATATAAAAATTTTAAAGAACCAGCACTTAAAACAGATTTTTCCAGCGAATTTGATTCTGAAGAACCGTTCCAAGAAACCATTTGACCATCATTAAATAAATTCAAAATACTATTATCTAAATCAAAATTAGAATTTCCAGACCCAGCTCTTAAAATACCGGTCGTAATGGATCCAGCATCTAAATTCGTAACATTAATTCTCGAAGCATCTAATGTTCCCGTATTAATTTGGTTGGCTGTAATATTCCCTGTATATATACCGTTTTGATCGATATATGTTCCTCTAACTTCATCGAGTTTTTTAATCACTAACGTTTTCGTAATTCCAGATGACTTTCCAGTAACGGTAATTTTAGCATCCGTACCGGTCATATATTTATATGACCCATAAGAAACAGGATATATTCTAAAATTAAAACCATTATTTTTGGTCGTATTACTATAATTAGAATTTAATCCAGTTGTTGTTACGGAAACCTGTTCACCGTTTGTTTTAATTGTAATCGTCGTATACGAATAATTATAATGGCTAGTAGCAGAACCGCTGAATCCAGCTTTCTTGACAAAGAAAATACCATTCGATGAATTTATTTCTATGAATGCTCCGTCTGTTCCTGGAGCCCCTCTATCTCCTTTAGCTCCATCATAAACTTTCGCAAAAGTCATAGAATCATAATAATTTTTACCCGCAACAGTCATTCTGACACGAATCGATAAAGTCTTATAACTTCCCCATAATGTAGAATTATGAGATAAAGAATATGATTGAGATGTGGCCCCAGAAATATTATACCAAGATCCTCCAGGGCGACGATACTGCCATTGATATGTGGCCGATCCTGGGCCATATTTTGTGGCCGTAATCGTTGTTGAACTTGGAGTTGGTGTTGAAGCTCCTGCGGCATATTTAAAAATTTGATCATTTGCCGTTATTTTAACATAAACAGCATCGGCCCCAGATGGTCCTTGTGAGCCTGGAGGGCCTTGCGAACCGGTAGCACCCCGTCTGACTCGTGTAATTGAAAATTTCTTATTTATCGTTTTACCGTTCGGAAGTTTTATTGGGATCGTACAAGATCCGGTATCAGAAGATGAAGAAATACTGACAAGAGAAATTCTTCCATTTGTCGGATTTCTAGAAAAATTATATCCAGAAGTTTGGTTCGTAGGAGATCCAACATAAAATTGACCAGGCCCAGGTGAAGAATTATTCACATAGGTTAATTGTGTTGAACCAAGAAAAACTAGAACATCCGTATAAGCGTCTGTTAATGATAAAACCGTTCCAGCCGAATTCGCTGGAACAGTATGAGCTTCATTCGTCAAAACAACAGTATATGCATCTTCTCCAATAGCTCCATCCCTAGAAACAACAATAGAAGCTTCATCAGTCGTAACAAGATTCGAGGAGGAAGTGCTACCATTTGAATATAAATAAACTTTAATTTTTGCATAATTTGTAAAATTAAGATGTGTGTTGTTAAGAGTATAGGATGTATTCGTTCCAGAATATAATTGAGATTCACTTCCCCCATCTTTTGATATAGTTAGTCGATATTGTGGAGAATTTGGAGTTGTTCCTCGGATAGCCCAAGAAACATTTATCGATGTTGGAGTTTTGGCACCAGAAGCGGAATATTTCACAACATGTGAATTTAAAGAAAGATCAATAGCCGTATCTGAACGGACTTTATTTAAAGTAAAAACAGCATTAATTGTCGGCCCACTATTAATAGAAACTGGAATTGTACATTTTACCGTATCAGAAGCCGTAGCCGATACAGATTGTAATGAAACTAAATTAGCACTTTTTGAAAAAGACCATCCTGAATTCGAAGAACTTAATGTTCCTATCGTATAATGTGTTCCATATGTTAATTTTGCTCCACCATGATAAACATTAACGATGGTATTTGCTAAATTTAATTCACCACTTAATACATTTCCCGATTTATCAACTAATATAGTATGGGTTGGATTGTCTAGAGAAACAGAATACGCATCCTTTCCAGCGACACCTCCATATACTTTGACAACTGAAACGGAATCTTCGACCCCGCCTGATACAGCTTTAAATGAAATATTTTTATATGACCCCCAAATAGAACTCCAGTTAATCGAATTATATGTTCCATTTGGATAAACTTGTAATCTTGATCCGGAATAATTTGCCCCGGATGTTAACTTAATTTGATTCCAGACGATTCCTCCATCTCGACTATAAAGCCAATTTATCGTACCTGTAAAATTTCTTTGGACAGTAATGTTAATATAAGATGGTGAAGCACTAGCATCCGTAGGACTACTATATTCAAAAATATTTGAACCGGCTGCTAATCTAAGAATTTTTGGCTCCGAACCGTCTGCGCCTTTTTTAGATTTACTAACCGTAAATCGTTTTTTAATGACTCTCCCTGAATCTTCCAGATGAATGGAAACATCAGCATAAGCCACATCTTTAGCTGCACTTATGTTCGTACATTTAATTTCTCCAGTTGTCGTATTTAATTCAAATGTTCCATTGACTGAGAGGATATCAGATGATGTGATTCCAAAAAATGTTTGACCCGGATTTGTACTATTTTTATAAGATAATTCATTTTGACCTTTTAAAACTTTAATTAATGTTGAGGCACCATCATAATTTATAACGCTTCCATTCGATTGAGCCGGAACTGTATGGGATTCGTTTGTCATAAAAACAGAATATGAATCTTCTGCAATTCCTCTCTCACCATCAAAAACTTTGGAAATTGTAATTTCATCGATATCTATAAGAGTTCCCGTATCATTTTCATATGCCTCAACTTTAAAATGAATTGAACTTGTAAATGTAGAAAAAGATGTTGTGGCTAATGTATACGTTGTCGATGTTCCTTCATAAACTTTGCTAAATGCTCCATCGTCAAATTTCTGATATAATTTGAATGTTGGATTTGTTATCCCTTGAGATGAATATGTAATATCGATATTATTATTATCGACAGGATAGATATAACCATCCGTATTATAATGAATTAAATATTTTGATGCGGTTAATGTAACAGATCCAATTCCTTTGGCCTTATCGACCGAAAAGCGTTTCGTAATCGTTGTTCCATCTGAGAAATAAATATCAAAATCGCAAACGGCCGAATCTGCCGTCCCGACAGCATCGACATAAACAGCACCATTTCCTAAATCTTCTTTAAATGACCATCCAGTCGAATCTGATGTGCGGATATTTTTGATTGAAAAGGTTCCAGGTGTGGGTGTATCGTCCCCAGAATAAGTTAATTCAGTATTTCCGAGAAATGCAAAAACATTCGTTGTTGCTGGGCTTCCCAATCCGATTTGACCAGATAATGGGATTCCGTCTGAATCACAAGATATAGTGTGGGATTCATTGTCTATAATAACACCATAAGAATCTTGACCGTCTATTCCATCTTGGCCCGGATCTCCCTGAGGACCTTTCACTTCTTGAATTTTACTGATTGTAAACGTATCTTCATCAATAAGACGGGAAATATCAAATGGATCATAAAGCTCAGCTTTAAATGTGGCTTTTTCAGCAAAATCAGCTAATATTGTTGAAGGAGAATTATACGTCCAGGATGTTCCATTTCCAGCATCGATTAATAATGTATATGTTGAATTATTATCATATTTTACATACCATTTAATATACGGAGCGTTAACACCTTTAACAACAGCATTAAAATTAATTGAATTTGGATATTTCAAACCACCGGAATCATTATAAACAATGACATACGAATCTCCATTAATTTCAATAGTCCCTGTTCCGATTTTTCTATCTAGAGACCATATTTTGGGGAAAAGAGCTCCATCTGAAGTTTTAACGACAATTTTAAAAGATCCGGCATTATCTGCATCTAATGCAAGGTCTGAAACATAAACAGTATCCCCTATAAAATCAACGGTCCATCCGTTTCCTCCCGATTCAAAACCCGAAGATGAAACATCAATTGTGAATTCTCCGACGGCTGGAGTGGCAGACGAT